GCGGTAAAAGCGGTGGTGGCCCCGAGGGACCGGGCCCGGTCCTCGAGCGCAGCGTACTGTGACTCGGTGGCGCTCGTGACCGATGCCACGTTCGCCATCCCCTGCTCGAAGCTGGCGCCGATCCCGATCGAGGCGGCCGAGGCGGCCGAGACCATGATGCCGGCGGCCAGGGCGGCCCGCTTGAAGTGCTTGATGGCGTTGTTCGTGAAACGACCAACGCGGGCCCCTGCTGCCTGGAGGCCCGCCTTGGTCTTGTCGTAAGCCCGCAGGTAAATTGCGACTTCCTGCTTAGCTCCCCTCCCCATCCTGCTGGGCCTCCCATCGTTCACGGCCGCGGCCGATCGCCTCGAGGATGACCATCAGGTCTTCCTCCTGATCGAGCATCCCGCCTGCCTCTGGCAGCGTCCCTGGGAACATGCGCAGGCGGTTGAAGAGCTCGATGTAGAACTGCAGCCGGGGGTCGATTCTCGGCTGCTCGCCCAGCGTGACCGGGCAGTCCTGGCAGCTTTCCTCCGGGCGGTCGCAAGTCCTGCAGTCATAGAACTTTCGGCCCTTGCTATCGCCTTCACTGACCTCGAGCAGGAGCGCGACCGCCTTCGTTATTCCTCCGGATCAGCGGCCAAGTCGACCTCCTCCTCGAGATCCCGGTCCTCATCGGGGCCCAGGTTGTTGTGCTTGTTGATCTCGATCACCAGGAAGTCGATCAGGTCTTCCTCGAGGTAGTCTTCGTAGACCGCCTTGGTGACCTTGTTGATCGCCGTCCCGTCATCCTTTTCGATCCCCTCGAGCCAGACCACGCCACGGCAAACCTTTTCCCGCAGCACCGTCCCGGTCCGATGGTGGGTCGTCCCGCGCTTGTCGCTCTTGTGCTGCAGATCGTTCATGTAGCGGTTGTCGCGGCCGCGGAACTTGCCGATCCAGCACTTGATCGACGGCGCCTCGATCTCCCTAGGCGGGACGGCTCCGCCGGCTTCGAGACCCTTGTCATAGTCCGGATTGTCGATCATCGGCGGGCTGCCGTCGTCCTCCGGATCTATGTGCTCCCGGGTCTCGGGGTCGTAGTAGTAGTGGACGAGCTTGGCGGTCTCCTTTTCGTCTCTCTTGCGCACCACGTATGTCATGCGGCTCTCCTGTCGCTGTGGGCCTACCGGTGGCCCAGGTGGTGGGTCCGCAGACAAAATGCCCGCGGCGCCCGGTTGCCTACGGGTAGATGCCGGTCACACCGTCGATGACGGTGATCGTCGTCAGGTACGTGCTGTCGAGGTATGCCTCGGCCCGCAGCTTGCCCATGATCGTGTCTTCGCCGATTCCCACGGGGTCGGCGTTGGGCCCGGTGATCTGCGCGTCGTCGATCTCCATCTCGAACTCGTAGGTCCCGACCACGAACTTGAAGGAGATCCCGACCGTCCACTGGCTTTTCCAGGCGTTGTACTCGGACCTGGCCGCGCTGCCCTTGAACACGCGGGAGACCTCGAAGTCGAGGGTCCGCGGGCCCTGCACGATGCTGTCGGAGATGTCGTCGGCCAGCGTGGTCTCCTCCGGCTTCATGGTCCGGTTGTACATGACCTTCAGCCCCACGATGCTCGTGTCGAGGGACTGCGCCCCGCCGTTGTAGCCGATCGTGAACTGGCCGGCCCGCAGGGTGTTCCAGCTGAGGGCCCGGTTGTTGGCCCCGGTCGGATGGCTGGCGGTCAGCGATGCCGCGGGCGTGCCGAGGTTGCAGCCGATGCCGTTGACGTTCATGCTGCAGAACTGCTTGGCGTTGACCTCCATCTCGATCGACGTGATCCGGCCGCCCAGCAGGACCTCGACCGTCTCGCCGGTCCCCGCGCTGCTGATGTCTTCCTTGTAGTCCTTGTAGACGTTGACGTACTGCGCGTCGGCCGCGGGGGTAATCGTGTGCGTGGTGCTCGCGCCGCTACACCCACCCAGCGCCAGGTACCAGAGGTAACCGGCTGCGTAGGCGTGGGGCTCGAGCCCGCTGATCGAGAAGTTGTAGTTGAAGCCCACGGGCAGCACGCCGGTGCGGTCGGGGCTGATCCCACTCTTCTCGCTGATCGTCTGACCGTCGCCTTCGATCTGGATGTCGTCGGCCTTCAGGTACAGCTGAGGGGTCGCGACCTGTTCGGTCGCGCTGTCGGCTTGCGTGATCGCGCCGACTCCGTCCTGCTTACTTGCCATCGCGGTCCTCCTCGTTGGCGTCGGTGGCGACCGGGGTCTTCGAGAAGAAGCCGGTCCTCAGCAGCGCCGCGGCCTGGGCCGCGGGGAGCTCGGTCTTGTCGCCCGGCTTGAAGACGCCGAAGCCCGTGAAGGACCGCGGTTCGGTGCCGGTGTAGTAGATGGTCTGGGGCGCATCGCCCTTCGCCTGCTTACTCATAGGTCCGGACCTCCATTCGCCGGGTCAGGGTCTGCAGGAGATCCTTGCTGTTCTCCTGCGTATCGATCCCCGTGGTCCAGCCTCGGAGATCCGTGTCCTCGACATCGTCGTCCAGCCCCCATCGGGGGTTCGCCTTGATCAGGTCGCGCAGCTGCTTGTCGATCGCCAGCAGCGTCAGGTATTGGTTGTTCGTTCCGTCTGGCACGACCGGGATCTCGACCGTCCAGTAGACGGTCTGGCGCTCGAGATCCTGGGCCAAGTCGTTGACCCCATCGTCGCCCTCGATCGCCATCACAGCGATGACCGGCCAGGCAGCCTGCGGCGTGAGCGGGCCGGCCATGATCTTTACGGGCGCCGTCCCCGCCTGCCAGTCGTTCTTGGCCTCGAGGATCGCAATCTGCGCCGTGAGCACGTCAGCGATGTCGATGCCCATCAGAGCCCCCTTGCGATTGCGTCAAGCACCAGCTGGACCATCGCCCTCTTGTCGGCCGTCTGCCAGACCATGTAGGGCCTGGCCGGGATCTTGGGGATCATCCCTGCGGGTGACCCGAATTGGTGCACCGCCGCAATTGGTGACCGGGTGTAGACCTTGAAGTTGCTAGTCCCGAAGACCTTAAACCCGATCGTGTCGCGCAGATGCTGCCCTGTATCCAGCAGAGGTTTTGTGCTGAGTGCCGCCCCGCTCGTCTTTTTGCCGGCGCTGGCAGCACGCCTCTGCTTTGCCTTGCGTCGCTTGTCGATCGTCACCTGCTTGAGCGGCTTCCACGGCTTCGGCCGGCCGGACGCTTGGAAGTTCCGCAGCACCGACCGGTAGGCGATCACGGCCATGCGCCGGACCGGCAGCTGACGATGGACCCTGGCCAGGTAGTCGATGGCCTTCCGAAACTCCTTATCGTCGAACGTCGCCGTAATCATTTCCAGTCACGGGGGTCGCTGCCGGCGAAGCGGTTGGCGTCGGCCGCGCCATCACTCAGCAGGACCGCGTTGGCGTCCATCTGATCCTCCAGGTCATCCGGCTCGAGGGGGTCGACCCCCTCGAGCTTGTATGGGTTGGCCACGATGTCGGCCAGCCTCTCGAGCGCCTGCTCCATGAGCCTGACCGCGAGCTCGTGGAGCTCGGTGGTGGCCTGGGCATACCGCGTGCTGATGAACTCCGAGGCCACGATCTTCGCTGTGATCGTTTGGATGATCGCGTGCGGCGGATCCTCGAACAGCGATGTGTTGAAGGTCGACGCGAGCTCGCCGTTGACCAGGGCCGTCGCGGCGGTGATGAGCTCGGTGAACTCCTCATCGCTGTCGGCCTGGACGGCGTACTCACGGACCTGGTCAGCGGTGCAGTATGGCACTGGACTCTCCTACTCGTCGTCTCGCGGAGCCTTCGCGTGGCCCTTGGTGTAGACCACCTTGACCGGGCCCGAGAGGAACCGCTCCTCCGGCGGGATGCGACCGCGTTCGCTCTCGATGAGCTCCGCGATCTTCTCGTCGGGCATCACCACCAGGCCGGTGTCCTTGTCCCAGAGCTTGTAACCGGCGCGGTCGCCGATCTCGGGAACCTCGATCAGGTCGCAGCCGGGCGGGATCTCGATGACGATCGGGTCGACGATCGGGGGCGCAGGCTCCGCGTCCTCCCGGGCGCCGCCGCCGTTGAGCGTCATCTTCAGCGGGACGTGGATCCCGGCCTTGGCTTCCTTGGGCGGATCACACTTCTCGACCAGCCGCTGCTCGATCAGCTTCTTGGCGATGCCGACCGGAATCAGGGCTGGGACTCCGGTACGCAGCACCATGGTTTCGTACGTGGGCTGCTTGACGCCGGGAAGTGTTCGGACCCACATGGTGTTTGGCTTTTCTGCCATGATGGCTCTCCTTTGTTTCATCCCCCCCCACCAGGTGGGGTGTCTGCAGAAAATATGTCGGCCGCGGGGGCCGAAGCCCCCGCAGCTGACTGCTGGGCCGTCTAGGTCCACAGGGTGGCCGCGACGACCTTGCCGGGTTCGGTCAGACCTGGCGACGCGGTCTGGCACATCAGCGCCGTGCGCCCCGGGGGGTCTTCCCGGACGTAGGTCTTGGCGAACTTCCCGATCAGCCGATCGGGGGCCTTCGAGTCGATCGCCTTCCCCTGCACGAACTGCCCCACGGGGCCGGCGGCCTTGATGATCGCCATGTTGCCGAGGGTCGGGGCGCCGCTCGTGCTGAGGTAGTAGTTGAAGGTGCCGGCGTTGTCCCATCCGTCGTCCACGAGAATGACGTTGAGATCGGCGATCTTCCCGATCTTCCCGGTCTCGAAGTACGTCTTCTTCGTGTCGTCGGAGAACAGCGCCTTGGCCTCGCTCGTGGCCATCAGCAGGCGCAGTCCGGGGCTCGTGATCAGCAGCTCGGCGGCCTTATAGCCGCTGGTCTGCTCGATCAGCACCTTCCACGCGTTGATGTTGGCGATGGGCGTGGCGGTGGCCGGGAGATCCCACTCGACGCCGGCGCTGACCGTGTTGGTCAGACCGAAGTCGTAGGTCAAGGACTCCTCGCCCAGGGCACTGTAGCCGCCGGTGGTCAGGATCTGCCAGCGGGCCCACTCCCAGGTCCGCTCGAAGATATCATCCAGCTGCCGGAGTTCCCGGGTCAGCGCCTGCTCGGCGAGCTCGGGATGGTCCTTGCCGGGGGCTTCGCACCACCGGATGGTGGTCTCCTCCAGCTGAACCTTTTCGCGCAGACACGCCAGCTGCACGCGCTTCTTGACGCGTGCGGTGCGGGCCTTCACGCCGGCGACGGAGTCCGGGTTGCGGAAGTCCGTCTTGCCCCGGTTGCTCTGCAGGATGTGGAATTCGAATTCCTTTTCATCCGTCTTGCCACCGGTGAAGTAGCGAGCGGCCGGGGTCGCGACTCCGGGCTTGAAAGCCTGGACGACGCCGGTCAGCTTCGCGTTACTCGGAAATGCGGGCATGTGTCGTCACCTCCTGCTGGGGGCATGGTCTCGTCGACCAGCGCCTAGCTCGTGTAGATCTTGCCGGCCAGGTCGACCGCGGCGGCGGCATCCCAACCGATGAGCTCGCTCGCGTCGACGTGCCCCTCGACCAGCAGGTCGCCCCAGTGATCGGTGGCATCGTCTTCGGGCTTGCCGTCCTTCAGGTCGACCTCGTGCATGAGGATGCCGACCGCGGTCTCGGTGCCATCGCTGGCGGTGTCGTCGTACTGCGCCAGCATGCTGCTGGCGGTGATCTCGCCCATCGTCAGGCCGGAGCGCAGGACGTGGGTATAGCCGGTGTGACCGGCATCGACGGCGGCGCCGGAGATCTTCTTCGGCAGACTCAGAAGACGTTCACGCAGCCATCCCTTGGGAGTGTCGCTGTACGTCTTCACGCCGGTGCGGTTCGCCATGTTCTCTCACCTCACTCGTGTGTGCCGGCGTTGCCGGCGGTTCGTGGTGATGGCCGGGCGGCCTACTTGTCGTCGCCGTCGCCCTCGACGCGCTTGACGATCTCGGCGCCCTCGGCCATCTCCTTGCTGAAGTTGGAGCGTTCGTCGTCGTCGGCATCGCCTCCGGCGTCGGGATCGTCCGCATCCGACTTCTCGGTGAACTCGACCATGCTGCCCTTGCTCAGCAGGTCCGTGAAGCCCTGCCAGGGGCTGTTGTCGCCGGAGCAGTGATCCGCGTTCTCGCGGAGGGCCGCGCCGACCGCCTTGGCCGCGCCCTCGAGCGCCGGCGTGATGTGACCGCCCTCGAGCGCCTTGGCGACGACGTCATCGACGATCGTCTCGTTCTCCTGGCGGGCGTGCTCGGCCTGCTGCTTCTGGAGCGCATCGCGCTCTTCGGCCAGGACCTTGTTCTCGGCCTGGAGCTTCGCGTTCTCGGTTGCCAGGGCATCGCCCTTCTCGCCGCTCCCGCTGGGACCTCCGTTATTCATCTCGTGATCCTCCCTGTAGAGTGTGTAGCAAGCGACCCCCTCGGGGATCTCGCCGGGCCCGTCCAACTTGCTGAAGTACTGCTCCAGGTCGGGCAGGCCCTCGACCGCCGGGAGCTCGGCTCCAAGGATGGAGACGTGGTCGAGGGCTCGGCTGAAGACCTTTCCCCCGATTTTCTGGTTGAAGCTGAAGCCCGCGCTCAGCTGATCGTACAGGTGCTTGCGGATCGCCTTCCCGACGACCGCCGGCACATCGGTGAACTTCGCCTCGAGCCACTCGCCGACCCTCCGCAGCGCCGGGACCTTCCCGACCTTGGGCTTCAGGCCACTGTGGTCTCCGAGACGTAGGCGCGGCAGCGTGTCCCCCTGCTCGATGCGGGCTGCGTGGGCGCTGACGATCGTGTCGAGGTGTTCGTCGGTCCAGTCGCGGGTGATCCCGCGGTTGCAGGTCACGCGGCCGGTCTTGAAGATCTTCACCCAGCCCCGCGACTCCTCGGTCTGCGCGTGGTCGGCGGTCTCCCCCTTGGGCGCCGTGAAGCTGACCCCGCTGAGGGCGATGATCACGTCGGCCATGACCGCGACCGCCCCGTCGCCGACGCGCATCGCCTGCAGGCGAATCCGGCGGAGGGCCTCGAGGCTGACGCGCAGCTTGCCTTCATCCCCGACCATCGCCATGAACCCGTATCCGTACCGCGGGTCCTGGCCCTCGCCGGCGTCCCCCAGAAACATCTTGGATGCGTCGGTGGTGACGGTCGACATATCCTCGAGGCTGATCGTCGAGCCCTGCTCGTGCCACTCGACGTAGGCCCCGGCCAGGACCATGTTCTGCGCGTACTGTGCGGCGATTTCGTTCAGGCTGAACATGGGGTCCTCCTCAGATCTTGAATCCGGTCATGGGCTCGGTCGCAGGGATGGCGGTCAGCAGGTACTGCTCGCCCCTGACAATCGGGATCCAGATCGATCGGCACTGGTAGTGGTTCGGGGGGTTGTTGGCCATGACTCGCGGGTCGTCGGCCCGCATGACCGTCCCGTTCCAGTCACGGCAGAACTCGGTGGTCCGGTCGTCCATGATCGACGAGTACTCGTAGGCCACGATGAAGGTCCCCACTTCGGGGTGCTGCATCATGTTCATGCGGCCGGTCGAGTAGGCTTCGGCGAGGTTCGTGCGGACGATGTTCTCGACGCGCCACGGGTTGGCCAGGGCCGGGTCCAGCGCTCCTGGGTCAGCCAGGTATGGCATGAAGATGTCGTTGACCGCCAGCTGCATCTGGGCCAGCGTGGCGCCCCTGATCATTCCCTTGCCCAGCGTCACCTGGACCCGGCCGAGAAGCTCATCGCTGAACGCGCCGGTGATGGTGAAGGACTGCCGGCTGTACTGCGCGAGCAGCTGGCGCTGGATCGGGACCTTGCCCTTCCAGTAGTCGATGATGTCGCGGCGGGTGGACGTGTAGGCGTGGTTCGCGCCGGCCGCCTCGATGACTCCGTGGTCGAAGAGCGCTCGACTGATCGGGACTGCGTAGGGATGGTCAGGCGAGGGCGGGGCGACCGTGTAGTTGGTGTTCATCGTGTCACCGAGGTTCTCGATCTCGGGCACCGGCGTCCCGACAGCCTTGATCCCACGCCGGACCTCGGAGAAGGCGTCGGCGGCCCCCCGGTGGAGGGCATGCCCTGTGAGCCGCTCCAGAGCAGCCCGGAGCTCGCCGACGCCAACCATCCGAAGTTTTCCAATCTCCGACTGGTCCCTCGTCTCTGCGAGCTTCCGCTTGCGGATCGTCTCGTTAAGCCCGCGCCGCATGCCGTCGATGATCTCGGTGATCTCCGCGATCGACTCGGCTTCCTCGCGATCGTGGGCAGCCGCGATCTCGACGTGCTTATGCTTGGCGGCGTGTTTCAGCTGCCGGGCCCCGTCCGCCCCTGCTGCATGGTCAGCCTGACGATGGTGCGTGGCGGCGACGGGATCGCCTTGCTTCCCATCTGCAGGAGGGGCTGGCGGATCCGAGTTGGGGTCCGGATCCGCGACGGGCGGGGGCGGGGCCGGCAGTCTAGTGGGCTTAGGGGGCGGCGGGAGTTGGCGCTCAGGCAGGTCGAGCCTCTGGCGGGCCACGTCGAAGTCAGACTGGTCATCCGGGTCGAGAACCCTGCAATCGACCATCTTCGCGACGGCGTCGACGCGCTCCTGCATCGTCTCTTCGGCGTACTCTCGCCACCTGAATTCAGGGTAGCGATCGGTGCGGAAGTTCAGGTCGATCAGCGGCCGGATGACCTGATCACCCATCACGTCTTCGGCCAGGCGCTCGCCGAGCGCGTCGAGGACCCATGTGAAGTTGTCGGCGTGGCGCTGGCCGAGGCTGTAGGCGCCGCGCTCGCCTTCGCTGCTGATCAGGCTGGGCAGCAGGACCGCCTTGCGGATCTGGGCGTCGCAGTACTTCAGCCCGTCCTGGTAGTCCACTCCGCGGCGGGCGCTCTCGATCAGCTCGAGCTCCCAATCCTTCGGCACGATCGCGGCGCCCTTGCCCTTGAGCCCCTCGAGGAAGCCGAGGACCTCGGCCTTGTCCGATGGATCGGTGTTCGGCTCGAACTTGCCGACCGCGCTCGGCGCGGCGTACCGCTCGAGGAACAGGAACCACAGCTGCGGCAGGATCTGCTTCGCCTTGAACCACCGGTACGCTGCGCGGAGCTCGCTGCGGCCGACGTAGCTGCCCTTCCCCCGCCAGACCCAGATCACGAAGTAGTTGTGGTCGAGGGTGGTGAAGGTATTGGTGATGCCCTGGCGCTGCTCGAGGCGCTCGAGGTTGCCGTGCTTGTCGGTGATGAATCGGAAGGTCTTAATCGGGCGGGGCTTGATTGCTTGGAGTCCGACCTTCCCGCGCCACTCGCCCTCGGTGATCGGCCGGTAGATCCGCTCGTTCACGCTGGCCCCGAAGCTGAGGGCGTCCATCGCGTTCTCGAGGAACTCGGAGACCGTCCCGCGCATCTGCTGCAGCTGGGCCCGGATGAACTCGGCGTGCTGTTGATGCTCACGCTCATCGCTGGCCGGCTCAATCTCCCAGCCTGAACTCAGGCGGGCCAGGATCTTGTACTGCATGGCGCTGAAGACTTCGGCGTCTTCATCCAGCATCTCCTGGTAGTCCTCGATCTCGAGCTCGCCTTCGGGCTTGTATTCGATCCCGTACTCGCCCATCAGGTACTCGAGCAGCCCGTGCTCCCGGACCTCGGCTTTCTCGCCCCACTTGGTCCCGCTGATCATCCCGTCTTCCGTGTCGCTGCGGCGGGCATGCTGGGCCTGCGGGCCCTCGGGTCCACGGTCGATCACGCGCAGGTCATCCGGCGCTTGGCGGCTGCCGAAGCTGACCTTGAACTGCTTGTTTGAGAAGGGGAGACTGATAATCGCCACGGCACCTCCCTGTCGCCGCGGCGAAAATAGCCCGCCGCACACACTTCCTGTCAAGTGTCCACTTTTGGGGTGTCCGCACAAAATACCTCGGAGGTCAGGCGGGGCAACGGGTTGCGGCGTTCGGGCTGGCGGGCGACTTCCTGGAGGTGGGAACCCTGCGGGAAGGTTCCAATCAGGCGGGGCGAGCGAAGTTCAGATCGTCGCTGGCCATCCCCATCTCGGTGCCGCGGCTGTAGTCGCCGTACATCGCCAGATCGAGGGCGCCGACCAGGGCGTCGACCGTGTCGCAGTACTCGCCGCGGCCCTCGGTGTTCTCGGGGAAGCGGATCATCTCGTGGAGCAGGGGCTTGGTCACTTCGCCGAGTGGGGTCTCTGGGAGCGGCATCACCAGCCCGTGGTTGGAGATAATCGGCTGGACCTTCGTGGCCCGCAGGATCTTGTCACCCTCAACCTTGATCGGCACCACCGGGAGAATCGTGCGCTCGGCGATCTCCTCTGCAAACCCCCCCTGCATCTGGACGGCCTCGACGCCGGCGACGATCGGCTTCCACTTCTTCACCTGCTGGTAGATGAGCTCGCGCTGGCGTGCCATGCCGGCCCGCTCCCGGACCAGGTCGAGGACCCACGCGAGGCGTTGGTGGCCGTGGTCGCCGACGCCGATGGTGACGCCGGCGAAGTAGGCCCCCTTGTCCGTCTTCTTCGCCGCCAGGTCGAAGAACTGATAGATCTCGAGGTTGCCTGGCGGCATGAGTTCGCCGACGCGCTGATCGGGGCGCACGCCGTACCACAGCAGGTCGGCGTAGGAGAAGAAGATGCCCGTCCCGCTGGCGGTGTCCATCTGGAACTGCGCATTGAAGTGGTAGGGCCCAGCCTTTTTCCGTATGCGCTTGCAGACGCGGAGCGGGAATCGTTCGGGGTGCGTCGGAGTCCACTCGCCATCGGCGTCGATCGTGACGAGGGGGATCGTCAGGCACCTGCCGTCGAGAGCCCCGGTCTCTTCATCCTCGCGGCCGTCGATCAGGATCTCGTACTGGTCCCCAGGGTAGTAGCGCGTCCCGAGGTAGTGATTCTTCGTGTGGGGCATCGTGGCGCCGACCGCCGTGCTCCCATGGAAGTCATCGATGTTCTGGCGCTGCGTGGCGGTCCGGCTCTCGCGGAGCGTCACCAGGTCGTCGTAGATGATGACGTCGAAGTGCCGGGACGCGATCTGACTGCCGACGCCGAGTGCCATGGCGGTGGGCTCCCGCAGCGCCCGGCGCTTCCGCTGCAGAACCGTGAACTGCTGCTCATTGTAGCGGCCGCTCTTGGTCGGCGCGTTCTCGACGAGGAACTTCCCGAAGAGGCGATGGAGCATCTTGTTGTCGAGGAGGTGCGACTCGATCTCATCGATGAACTGCTTGGCGCCGTCCTTCGTGGCGCTGATGATGGCGATCCGGACGTCCGGGTTCTCGAGGATGTACTTGATCGCACGCACCACGGTGCCGACCGTCGACTTGCCCAGCCCACGGAAGGCCAGGACGATGTCGCTGTCATCTTCGGGATCATCGCTGCAGGCGGTCCGGCTCTGATGCCGGATGATCTCCTTGTGCGGCTCGTACAGCTGGTAGCCGAGGATCCTGGCCAGGGCCATCGTCGCCCTGGCGTGGCGCTCGTGGTCCGGGCCCGCGTACTGGAGCTCCTTGCGGATCGAGATCAGAGCGTGTCGGCGGGTGAGTTTCTTGCGGGTCTTGTCGGCGAGGCGCTTCCGGCGCCGGCGGGCGGGGCGCGGGACGTCGGCTGTGGCCGGCGCGGTGCTCACTCGGCGCCGGCGGCCGCGGCGTCCGGCTTATCCTCGGCGGAGTCCTCGCCAGCGACCATCGTCTCGACGGGGAACTGCAGGATCTCCGCGAGCTCCTTGATCTCGGCGTCGACCTCGTGGTTCTCGAGCTCGTTGACGTCCTTGGTCGCGACCTCGAACTTGCGGGCCTGGAGGGTGAAGTAGCCGATGTCCTTCAAGAAGTCCAGCTTGTCCTTGAGCAGCCCGCGGGCCTGCGCGATCAGCTGCACGCGAACCGTCCGGAATGACTCGGCGCCGCGGCGGTTCTCGGCGGTGAAGGTGTTCAGGGCCTCCTCAGCGAACCTGAGCTCCTCGTAGATCTCCCGCCGGAGCTCCTCGAACTCCGCGAGGGCCCGGTCGATCTCCTTCGCCTCATCCCAGCTGCCGGACGTACCGGAGCGCCTGCCGCGGACCGGCGCATGCTTCGCGATCGCTTGGCGGTCTGTCCAGATGGTGGTGCGGGAGACGTGGAATCGGTCGGCGAGCTTCTGGCCGCTGATCCGGCCGCGGGTCCGGATGATCTCCTTCCGGACTTCCTGCTGGCGGTAGTTGAGGTCCTTGATCGCCATGGCTCTGCCTCGTGGTCGCACCGGGAGCGGGGTCGCGACGGAGTTTACTCCTCCCGCCCCCGGCGGTTGTCGCCAACCGGCCCGCTGAAGTCCTGCCCGTTGGTGGCCTTATTGCCGCAAGGACAACGGCGCCGGTCGGCGATCTGGAGGAGGGTAGAGGAATCGAACCCCAGCGTGTGACCGCTCCCCGGGGTTCGGGCCCGGTTTGCTCCCATGAGCGGTACCCTCCGTGTTGTTCAGCCCAGCCGGCCCCGGCAGCCTGTGTCTATCACTCAGCGTACCGGCTGCCGGCTGGGACCTGCTCGAGTTGGCCGGCTCGAGCATCTTGGTTGAGGGGTCCGGAATCGAACCGGAGTAGGCCGGGTTATGGGCCCGGCTGGGCAGCCAGCAGCCTCCCCTCATCGGTTGTCGAGTATCCTCCCCATGCGCCTGGTCTGCAGTGGTGTCATCGTGCTCGAGCGCAGCAATGGCCGGAAGCCCTCGAGCATGCTGGCGGCGTGGCGCTGCATACTGGCGGCCTCGGTTCCCTCCCCCATGTCCTCATCGATCTCGTCCGCTTCCTTGCGGAGCCAAGCGATCACTTCGTCGATGGTCGGATCCACGTTGCGCCTCCGTGCTGTGCCCCGCGGCCCCCGGGGATCGGAGGGATATCCAGGGGGTCTCCCCGGGGGCCTGGTCGCCGGCTCTCTCCTGACCGGCGTTGCGGGGGCCAATCTCGCACAGGTGCACAGCGCCTGTCAAGAGGCGGGCGTGTCTGGCCGGCGATCAGGCTCCCAGAAGATCATGGCCGGTCCCTCGCCGGCCAGCTGGAGCACGGCATCGGTGAGCGCAGTGATCATGCTGTTCATGTTGGTTCTGGCTATCCCTGTATCGACCGTCTCCCACTCGCAGTTGTCCCGCAGGACCGTAGAGACTGCATCCTTGAGGTGGGAGATCGTCGACGGGCTGACCGGCGCCTTGGCGGCGTCCTTGGCCGTGGTGAAGCCGAAGACGACGACGTCCTCCATCTGCATGAAGTCGGTCACGAAGGTGATGCGCCCGTGAATCTCCCGGCCGGTCAGCCCGCCTGGCTCCATCCACTCCTGCAAGACGATGTTGTCCCCGGCCTGGAAGATCCGGTCATCGACCTTGCGGATCTCGAACCTCTTGGATCCGTCGTGGATCCTGGCGAAGTACTCGGGCCACGTCTTGAGGTAGTGCTTCATGTCGTGGCCTCCCTGTCGTCCGGGCTGGCCGGCAGGTGAGTGCTGGATTGCTTGTCGACTGCTTGGTTGAATGTCTCCCTTGTGAGCGGCGGACCCTCCGGCCCCCGGGGCTGAAGCTGCACTTCGAAGTGGTAGCCGGCGCCGGCGAGCTCCTCGATCGCCCGGACGATCGCGCTGATCAGGGCGTTCATGTTGTAGACTCGCCCGCCAGTGATGCCTGGCTGCAGATCCTCGCAGTTGTCTCCGATCACCACGCCGGCCGCGTCCCGGAGCTCCTCGAGGGCCTCCGGGCTGAGGGCTGGCCGAGACTCCCGCGTAGCGATGGAGGGATCGCACTCCGGCTCAGGCTCCTCGTAGTGGGGGATCTCGAACCTGTCTTCACTGAAGTCTTTCCCTGCCAGCTTCCAGATCGCGTCCCGAACGAGGACCGCGAATACCTTTAGGGGCGGGTGCTCATCCTCTGCGGTCGGCGCTTCGAAGACGTGCCGGACCACCAGCTGCAGCTCCATGAGGGTGTCGTGGTCGAGGGCCGGGCGCTCCTCGAGCTCAGACACCACCGGCGAGGGCTGACGCTCAGACAGTTGCTTGATGGCGTCGAGGGTGCGGGCAGCGAAGGCCGCCTCCGGCTCGCCTTTGTTCCTCTCGAGGACGAGCCGGGTCGCCGCCTCGCCGAGCTCTTTCATCAACTCCGGGTCGACGCTGGGCTTGACCTCGCGATCGGTCCCGACCGGCACGGCCGGCATCTCTATCAGCTGCTCGAGCGCCTTGATCGTGGCCCGGGCGAAACTGACCGGCGGCGCGGTCTTCGTGGTGGACCGCGCCATGTGGTCCATGGCGTCTCGCATCGACTGCAGCAGGCCCTCCGGTATCGCCCGGCGCTGGTAGGCGGGCTGCATCTGGGGTGCGTCCGGCATCTGCTTGGCCCGCCGGTCGACCTCATCGTTCCGGATCATGTGGGCGACCAGCTGCTCGGCGACCGACTCCGGCAGGTAGAGCCGGGCCGGGCCGTCCGGGTCGGTCTCGATGCCGTGCGCCTCGCCGATGCAGAGGCCCTCCGGTGACTCCGCGATCTCCTGGAGGCGCTCGAGCATCATCATCGTCGCATTGATCGTGGCGCCCGTTATCTCGCGGGTCCAGCGGATGTGCTCCTCAAAGGCCGGCCCCATCCGGGAGCCCTCTGGATCCATGATCTTCAGCATGTCGGCTTGGTGGACGAGCTCCCGGTAGTGGCGCATGGCAACTTCGAGGGGGTCTGGTCCTTCGGCTGCAGCGTCGGCGGCGGGCGGTTCGTCGCTGGGCATGGTGATGCGCGGGTGTCCTGGCTTCGGTTTCTGATCCATATCGTGCCTCCGTGTTGGGGTGGTCTCCTACCTTGGCCGCGGTCGGGCGGCCTGTCAAGCGTACTCGTTGAGGATCTCCTGCCGGTCGGCCGCGTGGCGCTCCTGCAGGATCCGGTCGGCCTCGATCAGGGCTGCGCTGGCCTCGAGGCGGCTGTTGAAGCCCCGGAAGTGGGCCTCGAAGATCGGCGCGGTGCGCACGGGGTTGAGGCCGGCGACGGCGCCCCACCGGCTGACCCACGCACCTGCCGGAACTTGGCTTCGATCGTTGTAGATCTCGTGGACCGTCGACCACTTCCCGCTGGCGATGCTGCTCTGCTCAATGCGGAAGGTGCCGTCCTTGTCCTGCCGGATCCGGACGATCGGCCGGCGGAGGCTGTGGGTGGCCAGGGCCCAGGCTAGTGCGCAATCCTGCATAGTGCCCTGGACGGCTCTGCCGATCGTGCGTCCTGCCTTGGCGATCCTGGCGTTTAGCATGATCGTCGCTTCGATCAGTCGATCCGAGGTTCTCATCGTCATCTCCTTTTCGGTTTGTCCACTATAGTGGCCATGTCCGCAGACAAAATGCTGGGCCGCCGCCGGCGGGCCCTGGGTTGGGGGCGGGTGCCGCGGCGGGGGCCTCGGCGCCGGCGCTGCAGCTGCAGTTGGGGGGGCGCCCTCATCTTGAGCAGGAAGTCATCCAGGTCTTCGTTGGCCTCGGCCATGGGGCCAGGGGGCATGTGCGGGAGCCCCCTCTTTCCGAGGTGCCGGGGCTTCGGGACCGTCGTGAAGTGGTGGGCGCCGCGGAGGATGTGGTCCGGCGGCGGCTCGGTCGCCGGATCGACCTCGATCGGGATCATCATGCACGGCATGTTCGGCAGCGGGTCTATCGGATAGTGCCGAGGGGCAGGCGGTGTCCGGTACCAGTCGAGCGGCAGCCCGCCCCAGAGCCCCGGCATGCGGGCTACGTGGCTGGATCGCTGCAGCCGGGCCCCCGGTGCCCAGATGCCGCTGTGCTTGACTCGTGATCGTTTCATGGTCCCTCCTGTGTGGTTTCTGGCCCGATGTTCAGTCTGTCAGTGGTTCTTCATGCCCTCCAGCAGCTTGGTCGTCTCTGCGGTGATCCACGCGTCTGCGTAGCGGTTCAGGGTCCCGTCTGGCAGGACGAGCCCCAGCCGGATCGCCCGCTTCGCCGTCCCCGCCACGTCGATCGCGGCGCCGAGCAGCTGGCGCATGACGGTGGCGTCGGGCGCCAGCCCCTCCCAGGCGACGGCCGTCTGCTCGGCCGCCGGCAGGTCTGCCAAGTCCTCGACCTGCGCGGGCGGCTCCCCCGTGGCCTGGTAGTCGTCTGGGGCCGTCCCGATCGGCACCAGGTGCCAGATGGCGACTAGGCGCTGCAGGTAGTTGTCCCGCGCCATAATCTGGACCGAGCGCATCGCGTTTTCATCGGCCCTCAGAAGTTCAACGGCTTCAGTCTGTTGCTCCGTCAGAGGCTTCCTGTGAGCCATCGGCATCCTCCTCTCGGTGGACGAGCTCGGCGTGGCCCCCCGTGAAATCCTCCCAGCGCCGGACCGCGATGTCGATGAAGGCGGGGTTCCGCTCGACCGCGTAGCACCGGCGCCCCGTGAGCTCTGCGGCGATCAGGCTGGTCCCGCTCCCGCAGAAGGCGTCGAGGATGATGTGCCCTGGGCGCGTGTGCTTCATCAGGGGGAGCTCGAAGACCCGGACCGGCTTCTGGGTAGGGTGCAGCCCGGCGCTGCGGGATCGCCCTTCCCAGCCCGCCTCCCAGACGTTGGAGTACTCGCCGGCGACCGGGTTGAGCATCGGCTTGTGGCCCTTCACCCAGCCCATGGCCAGGTGCTTGGCTCGCCGCTCCCACTCGACCAGGTCATCTGGGCCTTCGATGGCCAGCAGCCCCTCGATCAGGCGCCCGATCTTCGCCTGGGTCTCGCTCCAGGGCTTACGCTCCCCGTTCTCGTTCCGACCAAGGTAGCAGGGCTCGCATCTCCAATTCCAGACGCTGAAGCCCATCACGTGGGTCGGCTTGACCCAGGTGATCGCTTGGTGGACGCGGATCCCGGCCGCCGCGAGGGCCTCGCGGAAGACGTGGGCGGTGCTGCTGGCGTGCCAGACGTACCAGGCGGCGTTCTCGCGGGTGACGCCGGCGATGGCGTTGAAGGCGCGGACCAGGAAGTCCTTGAAGTGAGCCTGGCTCGGAAAATGATCCCAGGTTTCAGAATCCCACTCCGGCGCTGGCGGCTCGCCGGTGACTTCTGGGGTCTCGCCGCGCTCCCGGGCCTCCGCGGCGGCCTTGCGGGCGCCGGCGGCCGACCGGGCCCAGCGCCCGAGCGCCAGGTCGGCCTGCGCATGGCAGTGCTTGCAGAGGATCTGGATGTTGCTGGGATCGTTGTTGTAGGTGTCCCCGTCGACGTGGTGGCGGGTGAGGGTTACGCCGGGATCGGCGTTAGTGCGGTTGCACCGCTTCCCGTCGCGTATCCCCTCGCAGCTGCTGTCTGAGGTGATCGGGACGAGGCGCTGGGCCCGCTTACGGGCGCTGACCCGGCTGCAGTCGTATCCCACGCCGTAAGGGGGGTCGGTGATCACGATGTGGGCCTTCCGGCCGTCCATCAGCGCCGCGTAGGTCTCCGGGCGCAGGCTGTCCGCACAAATGAGCCGGTGGCGGCCGAGTTCCCAGATGTCCCCCAGCTTGGCTGTGGGGTCCTCGGGTGGTTCCGGCACGTCATCCTGCCCGGGCTTGGTCTTCACTGGGACCTGGCGCAGCAGCCTGCGGTTCTGAGCCTCGAGCTCCTCGAGGCGCAGGGCCTCGAAGGCTTCGGGGAGCGCCTGCTCGATCTCCGCGATCAGGTCGTGGACGTCGACGGTGAAGTGTCCGGCGAGGGCTGGGCTGTTGAGTGCGAGGTTCAGCGCCTTTTCCTCTTCGATCTCCAGGTCAACCACGACCACCGGGCTCTCGGTCTCGCCGGCCTCGATCAGGATCTCCCTCCGTTGATGGCCCCCGACGAGGTTTCCGGTGCGACGGTTCCAGACCGGGAGGTCGACCAGCCCGAAGCGCTCGAGGGAATTCTGCAGGCCGGCCCGCTCCTGATCGGTGATCCCCCTCGGATTGTAGTCGGCCGGGGTGAGGTCCTGGAGCTTCAGGATCTCGATGGTCGGCTTCTGGATTGGCATCTCCTCCTCCTGTCAGGTGTCAGTGTCAGTTGTTGCCGTTTGGTGCTCCTCTTACAACCTATCTGATCTATCTAACCTATCTATGCCATAAATATGTGGGATATATCCGGGATATTTGTTCAAAGTCCGACCGTGTGTCAATTCTTTGAGGACATCAGGAAAATCCATTAGCGCATTGTGCTTTTTCTTGCCCAGGCCGCTGATCGGGTTATCCACATACCCACCGACTGCCAGTCTGTCAGGTTTTGATCTCTGGCGCTTCACGTCTAGTTCTTTTCCTTGCGCTCAGGGTCTTCGACCCCCATGTCGTCGAGAAGCGCCTCGAGGCGCTCGAGCTCGGCGAGGATCTGCTCCGGGGTCGGGTCGCTCGCCACCAACCGCGGGGCCTCCCCCTGCAGTTGCGCGTGCCCGTCCTTCATGTGCTGCAGCGCCTGGACGGGGATCGCGATGTGCGTCAGATCCATGGTCTGCGCCCCGTCTTTGCTCAGGATCTTCCTGGTCTTGCTGGGCTGGAAGATCGCCAGGGGGTGGGGGGATCTTGTTTTCTTCAGGTGGTCGACCACCTGATCAGCGATCTCGACCGCCTGCTCGACCCCCGCCATGATCATCTGGCTGGCTGTGGCCTGGGGGCTCTGCTCGAGGGCTGTGTCGGTGCGGGTCGTGTCTTCGGACATCGTGACTCCTTTGGGGCGTTGGGGTTGTCGTGAATCGGGCAGCCGGTAGCCACCAGGAAGAGGACCATCCCATCCCGGTCCGGGGGGCAGCCCAGCCAGCCTCCCCCGAGGTGGTTATCCCACCTGGGGCACTTGCAGCCGATTGCCTGCGCACCGGGGCTGCCGGGCCGGGGATCTGCGGCGGCCATGTGGAGGTACCCAGGCCGCGTTGGGGGTCTACAGGCGTCGGTCTTCGCCCGGCCGTTGAGGCTGGATGCGATTGTCTTCGCCGATCGCTCGTAGCGGTGCCTGATCTTCAAGATTTCGGCTGCCTGTATGCCAGTTAGACCGCGTCTGCGAAGTTCCGAATATTCATCGATCAGCCATCCGGGGTATTTGCAGTTGTTCTTGCGGATGGTGGTCCGCGGATCAGCGTCCATGGCGCTCACGAGGCTCCTGGCGTCCCGATCTAGGCGTTCGGCCATGCCTGGCTCGGCCAGGACCTCCTCGGCCGCCTCGAGGCGCGTGAGGCCCGCCAGGCGCAGCGCCCGGAAGTGGAGCGGGACCCGGTTGGGGATGGGGGGCTTCGCCGGGGGCATCAGTCCACCATCCTCTTGGCTCGGATGATCCACCGAGCAGGGATCCGGCCAGCGTAGACCCACCAGTCGTCCGGGTTGCCCTCTGAGTTGAGGATCTGGACCATCGGCTCATCGGGGTCGGCGATCTCGAGCCACCTGTGAAGGTGCCGCTCCATGCACGTCGGGATCTCGACGGTCATCCGGATCGCGGTCCGGCTGTAGGGCAGACGCCTGAACTCCGAATTGTCCCACTCCTGCTGCTTGGGGTCCGGGTCGCAGGTCAGCCACTGGTATGGCCGGTCGAACTTGGGCTTGTCGAGATCTCCGCGGGGGATGCAGCCCATGGTTATCCCCCTGCGGAGTATCGACTTGACGAGGTGGGCGGCGGTGAAGTGGTACAGGGTCATGGTTTCCTCCCCATCCTCAACAAGGAAGCGGCGATAAGCGATCTACTGATCTTGTTATGGACGATCTCCTCGATGTCATTCCGGCGCTCGACGTTGTTGCCCCAGATCATCAAGAAGACGCCGATCGCCGCCATCCATCCTGCGGCGAGCCAGACGAGCGTGATGCCCACCAGGCCGATTGCGCATCCGGTGATGCACCTGATTAATTTGGACTTCATTCTCCTGCCTCCGTGTTGGGGTATTCGTCGTGGATCTTGCCGTCGAGGGTGCGGCCGGAGTGCTTCTTTCCGACGAGGTGCATCGAGACCTGGTTTCGGCCCATCGCGACTGGGCCGTCCATGTAAACCTCCGATGCCATACTAATCTGTCTCTTTCTGTAGCACGCAGCGCGCAGGTCCCTGTCGTAGCACGCTTCGCTGTATGGGACCCAGCTGCCCCACTGCTTGAAGACGAAAGGGACGCCAGCTTCGGCGCATTGGTCGCGCAGGGAACGGGGCCAGTCGGGGTGCATGGGCCGAGCGCCGGGGCCGGACTCCCCGCCGCAGATGACCCAATCGAGCCCAATGAGCGTGGTTCCCTTCATGCTCTCCGGGCCATCTATGTAGACGCCGGTTTGCAGGTCGACCGGCCCCAACATCGGCTCGACGCTCACGAACCGGACCGCCGCCGGCGTCCGCAGGAGCCATGGGATCCGGACGTCGGCCCACTTTTGGTTCTCGACGCTCGTGCCGCACCAGATGTTGGCCGGCGGCGGCGCCCCGTCGAGGGTGCAGGTGATCCAAAATTGCATGACCTGTGGTCGTTTGGTGAGCAGCAGGTAGGTGTTCCAGGGGGTCTCGACCATCGTGTCCCAGACCGCCTTGACCCAGGCGGTGTCCATGTCCTCATGGAACAGGTCGCCCATGCTGTCGACGAAGACGAGCCGGCGCTCGCCGGGCTTGGGCTTCGGCCACCTGCGCGGCTGATCGATTCGGTCGGGATGGAAGGTCGGCCGGAAGGGGTTGTCGGCCGGGTACCCGAACCGGCCGCGCATGCGGGTGGCCATGCGCTCGGCGTAGCAGTTGGCGCAGCCTGCGCTGACCTTCGTGCAGCCGGTGATGGGGTTCCAGGTCTCGTGGCACCACTCGATCTTGGTCGGCATGATCACGTTCCTTTCTCTGCCATCTTGGAGTAGAGCTTCCTGAACACTTGGAGCTTGGCGATCGTCTCGTCGAGGGTTCGCCCGACTCCCGGCGGGACGCCTGCCATAAGTTCACTCATCCTATTACGGAATTCCCACGACGTTGCATCAGGGTCGAGACCATGGGACTTGAGCACCTTCTTGAAGCCCTCATACCTCTCAACCTCCCGCTTCGCCTGGTCGCGTTGTTGGCGGAGCTCGAGCCAGCCCTTTCGGATCTCTTCATGGATGTGCGCAGCTAGTAGCCGCCGGTCGGCCATGTCACTTTTCAGCCGCTCCATGCGCTCTGCACGGTCGAGATCCGGATCGCCCCCTCGGGACTCGCGCATGACTGCCCGATTGATCAGCAGGCTCTTGAGCACATCGAACAGCGCATCCTTGTCCGGCGCTCGGGCAGGCGCGTGCTTCTTGGTGAAGAGGCGTGTCCCGGTTTTTGCGGCGACCAGGAGTCCGGCCTCTGGCGGGATCTCGGTGGGGTCGCAGATCCCTGGGGCGGTGACGAAGAAGAACTCGGTGCAGTAGTCGAGGTACTTCCTCCACTTGGCGTCGCGGATGAAGTCTGAGCGCGTGACCTTGATCTCGTATCCCCACACGCGGGGGTCGGTCCAGCTGCGCTTCATCGCCCAGGCGTCCAGCTGCCCGTAGCCATGCGCGTAGGCGGTGCCGGTCGGGCACTCGCCGACCAGCAGGTCCCGTGTGTGCCGTGTCTGTAGGAGCCCGTAGAGCAGGCTCGCCGTGAACTTGACCGGTTCGGCTTTACCCATCGCTGTCCCCTGGGAGCTCTGTGATGGTTCCTAGCAGTGTGTCGTGCGTCGATATCCAATAACGCTTGCCGGAGATCTCGCTGCGGATTTTCATTCGACCGCCCCAGCTATGGCTCAGTATCACAGCCCAGGCCGGATTCGTCATGGTGCCCCGTTTAAATTGGACTCGCCATCCGACCGGGAAGGCCCTTGCTTGCTCCTGCTCGAGATCTTTTCGCAATCGGTCAAGTCGTTTGTCTAGCATGAAGTATCTGGTTTCTCTCATTTGCCTCATATCCTGCCTCCGCTGTCCCCGCCGACATGGTCAATGAATCCCTTGTGTCGCTCGGGCCAGTTGGTCGGCGTCTCAACCGTGTCGCCGTCGTCGCCCGTGGGGGCGGGGCACAGATCCACGTATGCCTTGCGGTGCAGGTATCCGGTCATAGCGGCATCAACTAAATTAGAATCACTCTCCGTCGTGCCTGGGGTATTCACATAAACCCACAACAAGGCGTCCATGCACTTCTGCGGATCGCCTGCCCAAAACGACCGTCGGCCCATTAACTCGTGAAACTCTACAAGCTGCTCTCGTAGATATTCGCGGGAGTACGTGTATTCGCTCAATCCTCCCCCTCCCCGCTGCCGCTCTCGCGGGAGACGATGATCCGGGTCACGGGCACATCCTCGCCTAGCCAGCCGTCGCCACGCTCCATTGGATCTTTGGTGAACGTGTCGCCCTGCTCGTCGCCCCGCTCGATGTACCCCTCCACCACCGCCACCACCGGGCGCGGGGAGAGCGCGGCGTTGATACGCACAACAACCGACTCCATGTCAAAACGCGTGTCCTCATTCTTTTCGCGGGCAACCCGCTGGATGCCGTCGCGGATCTCCTTCAACGCCTCCCCCATGGCGGCCACCTGGGCGCGGGCTTCGTCGCGCTCGTTCTCGGCACAGGCCGCCCGTTCGCCCAACTCCCGATATCCGTCAAGGTTTTTGTCCGCAGCCTTCGCCACCATCGCCGCGATGTCTGACCGGGCCTCGTCCCTCTCGGCGCGGAGGCGGGTGAACTCCGCGTCTGCGAAATCGTTGTCTTTCCGGTTGTCGCTTTTGAGCCTCAACACTTCTCTGCGGAGTTTGGCGTTGCTCGTATTAAGAGCGCACACCTTCGCGCTCAGCGCGTCGTTCTCCCGGCGCAGGGCGGCGATTGTATCCTCTGCCTTGCATAGTTGATCGTGCAGCGGTTTACCCACGCTCCCCACCTCCGGTTGCGGGCCTGTCGATCAGGTCTTCTTGCGCCAGCAAAACGCGGGTCAGCGAAAAGATTGGGGTGTCGCAGTCCCCGCATCGCCTGAAGTTGCACGAGTCGACCGTGAATGTTTCCGGTGTGCTCTTGCAGTCCGGGCACCACAGCACGCGGTCGACCGCCACCACTGTGCTCGGCTTTTCGACAGCGTGGAGCTCTGCAATCATGTCCGGCGTGAGTATGTCGGAATGCGTAGCCAGGAAGCTGTGGACCGCTTCATATATCCTCACGGCCTGCGCTTGGTAGATCGCGTCCCGGATCTGTTGCATCGGGACCTTCATGCCTGGCACCAATTCATCGCCCATGTTCTGCCTCCTGTCGGTAAATGTGCACCAAGTGCCCATCGATGTAGTCGCATTCGTCACTTCTGCGATACGTGACCTTGAGCATCTGTGCTGGGATCATGGCTCCCGGTGGCGATACGAAGAGGTACCTGCTCATCATCGTAAACCCCGGTAGGTAGATCACCCTGTGAAGGTCGGCCAGCAGGCCGTGCCTGCGCACGCCTTCGCGATCTTCGAACACGACCCGATATCTCATGTTGGTGGTGTACCTTTCCGCTCCTGTCACATCGTCTCCCAGCCCAGCCTCTACGGCCCGTCCCTTCCGATCTCGTCCTCGTCTCGGCCTTGCTGACCAATCCCCTGCGGCCATGCCGCTCCCATGCAGCCCTAGCCCCTGCTCACCTTTCCGGTACGGCCTGTCGACTCCAGTGCTAGCCTCTGCAATGCTCTACAGTCATGTGCGGCCCTTTCACTCCTTGACTTTGCTCTGCACTCCACTACCTGCTGTTCCAGTACAATCGGCTGCGGCTGTTCCTCTCCCGTACACTGTGCGCCACGACTTTCCTTCCCAATCGTAACCATCCCGCTACTGCCATTCAGGTATCGTCCAGTGTCCTCCGTTCCAATGCTTGCCTCAGCAGTGGATTCCATTCCAGTACAGCCCTTCCATTTCAGGCCATGCTATAGCTATCCCATCCACTCCACTTCCATACAGCCGCTCGCTTACATGCCGGACCTGTGCAAGCCTATGCTATCCTATCTCGTCCTTTACGGCCGTCCCACTCCATTGCACGCTCAGCCATTGCCCTACAGTCCTGTCCACTCCAGTAACCGATTGACTGCTACAAGGCTGCCAAGAACTGCTCGACCGTGTCACAGGCGTCGTCGACCATGGCTGTGTCCATCTTCAGGACCTTGCCGATCGACACTGCCCGCTGCAGACATCCGATCGCTCGCGTGAGCTCGTTGGTCATCACTTCGACCTTGAGCGCTTTGTGGCTGGCGACAACCGGCAGGTGGATGTAGCCCTCCTCATCGGATGCCCGCTCCGGGTCACGCACGTAGGCCGGTGCGATCACAGCAGCGCCCCCTCGCTGCACCTTGATCCGGACGCTACGGATCAGCTGGCGGGCCACCTGCAGGCGAGCCTTGTAGGCGGCGGCCTGATCGTCCCACTCGAAGTACCCATGGAGGGGGCTGGTCGGATCCTGAGCGTCATCGACCACGGCCGCCGGGGTCGGCCGCTGGTTCATGCGCTCGGCGATCTCGTTCAGTCGCTGCTCGACTGCTTCGCGCTGATCATCGCTGACTCTCATGCGGCCTCCTTGTCGCCGGCCTTCGCCACAAGCCCGTCGCTGCTGTCGCCCCTGCCTCGGACCTCCCGCTCATCCTCGAACCAGCGATAGAGTTCCTCGGTCTCCGCGTCGAAAAACCGGAGATTCTCCATCTTGATCGCGTCGTCCTGGGCCTCCCGGCCGCCGGCCTTCACGATCTCCAGGTACTCCTTGTCGTCCGGCGGGACGATCTTGAACATGCCGAAGTTGCCGCCCTTCTGCCGGCGCCAGTCCCCGATCCCGTTGGTCACGCCGGCGGCCGCGACGAGGTTCACCATGCTCGCCTGGTTGAGGTTGGGCGTGAGGTAGGAGACCTTGAACTTGGTGGCCCAGCGCCGGAGCACCATGCGCGTCCGAACGTCCGGGGTCTTCGCGATCCCGGCCTGCCGGACGATCGTCATCATCATCTCGGGGATCCCCCAGACCGGCATGAGCGTTCCCTCGACCCAGCTGAGCCGGCCGATCTCCGTCTTGGCGACGGTCGGGATATCGAGGGCCGCGCACTGGATCGCTTTGCCCATCGACTCGCACTTGAAGCCGAAGCGGGTGGGCGGGTTGTTGTCGTCGGTGAACCGGTACGGGCACTCGAGGAACTCGAGGTAGGGGTTATGCTTCATGGTCAGCTTCTTCTCGCTCCTCGACTTCGGACCGCTCGGGTAGAGCAGCTCCTGCTTGGCCTTCGAGGGCATGGCGTGGAGAATCAACTCGGAGATCCCGACGATCGCGAGCTCGATGGATTCCCACTTCATCTGATCGACCTTGACTTCCTGCGTCTTCTTCTTGCCTGGCATGGTCTGCCTCCTTTGGATTGTTCTCGTTTCACATTTCTCGATCCCATTGCAGGTCAGCCTGCAGCGTCCTCCTCTCCTGCTGCAGGCGGGGGTGGGGTGGGCGGGGGCTCGACGGGCTGCTCGTCAGGCTCGCCGAATACTTCCCGCATGAAGATCTCCTCCTCGATGTTCCTGATCGTCGGCCGCGGCGGCGATCCGTATTCTGCTCCGATCCACCGGCGGTTGTATCGGCTGAGGCCCTCAGCCATCCCCGGAGCGAACCATGAGCCGGCCGACGCGAGCTCCGTACCGCCGCGGGCGCCGGACCAGGTCGGGCTCTCCATCGTCCCGTTAGGGTGCTCGATCTTGTAGGCGTACCAGCCCCGCTGCCGGTCAGTGACCTTGAGCCAGACTTGCCCGCGGAAGAACCGGCGATGCCAGGTGATGGTGCGGTTGCCGTCGTCATCCGTCTCGATCTCGTAGGTCGGGTCCTTGATGGGGCGGCCCAGGTTCTTCAGGTCGACTGCGGGCGTGACGAGCTCCCGTCCGTTGGGCGATCGGTAGACGCAGATCGCTCGATCGTGGAGCAGGCAGGCGGCCGCGACTGCGTACCGTTGCGTCTCGGATTCCGCGTCGTTCTCGACGAAGATGTAGGGCCCCCCTCGGTCCGTTCTGTAGGGCTTGTCTGCGATCCGGCCGAGGCTGTCTTCGTGGTCCGGATCGTTGGCGCCCAGCCAGTCGGTGGCGTTGCCAGCGCCCCAATACCAATGGGGGAAGTTCTCGATCATGACCCCGTCCAGCTGCTTTACGAAGGGCAAGCTCTCCTTGACCGCGTCCGGCCCGTTGGCGATGACCGGCACGTCCTCGAGGGCGCGGCGCAACCTGGCGATCAGGGTCTCCTGTCCCTGGATCCACGCGTCCCGCTCTGAGGTGTCGGGGTCGCCGTAGAAGGCACGATCATCTGCGAACGCGACCCCATCCTGATCGATGTCCGGCAGCCCGATCTGGTTCGCGGCGTAGGCAGGGTCCTGCCAGACCTTGAAGTCCGGGATGTTGCGGGTCACGAAGTCCATCATGAAGATGGCGCCCTTGCGCTCCTGGTAGTAGGTGCCCCTGAAGGCATCCACGGCGTGCTTGATGATCGCCTGCCGGGCATCGGCCTGCGTGATGTCGACGACCGGGTCGCGCTTCCAGATGCTGACGGTGTCTGGCTGTCCGGTGGCCGGGTCGATGCCGTTGGTCCGCATCAGGAAATCCCCGTTGACCGCGACCGCCTCCCAGGACCTGGCCCGCCAGGATCTGGCGCCGGCATCGTAGCTCCGCTTCAGGTAGAGCGGGACGGCCCAGAAGTGGTGGTGGAAGACCAGGCGGTGCTCCGGGTTCCGGTCGTGGATCTCCGGCAGCATGCTGCTGGCTTCGTCGTCCATGGCGTAGTTGGCCTGGACGAAGGTGTAATCGTGCTGGGCCCAGCCAGCCGGGTTGTCTTCGATGGTCGACCCGATGGCCATGCCGCTGGTCTGGAAGGTCGGCGGGAGGCTGGTAATCCAGAAGGCGGCGGCGATGGCGGCGACGACGGTCAGGATCTTCAGCGCGAGCTTCATCAGATGACCTCAATTCCGACCGGCTGACATGGTCCCGTGTACGGGCGGCCGGCCAAGCGCTCGTACTTTGTTTTCTCCTGTTCGTGCATGCGGCGCAGGTCAGCATGGGTCATGACGCCAGTGCAGTCCTCTCCGAGCTCCTTGAGTTCTTCCTCGGCTGCACTGGCCTCCTCAGCCCATCGGTTGTAACTGTCCTGAAGGTCGGAGATCTCGTCATCGATCTCATCCATGCGCCGGTAGGCGGCTGCGATCGTCTCTCGGAGATCTCGCTGACGTTTGGCTTTCTCCATGTCCTCCATCTCAGTCCCCCAGCCCGATGGCCTTGCTGATCTCCGGCGTGAATCCACCGAACTCGCGGAAGCGCTCGAGAATCCGGTCGGTGACCAGCCTCTGCTCATCGGTCAGTGCGCTCGGCAGGAATCGGTACCAGCCGCAGATGTCCATCCGATTGGCCTCGTTGACCTGATCGAGCGTCGGGTATGTGCAGTACTTCATCATGCTCATCGCCTCATCTCCTTGAGTTGCCTCAGCTGCTCGATCGCTCGGTCCATCGTCTGCAGCGCCTTGTAGGCTGCGGCGACCGGGGTGGTCGGAGTCCGCTCCTGCTGGCATATGTCGCAGACGAGGCCGGGCATGTATCCGGGGCGCTGCTCGAGGCGTAGCGGCTGGTCCCGGTGGATCTGGCATTTGATCGAGCTCCAGGGCATCAGATCAGCCCCTTCTTCTGGGCCAGCCACCTGGGGATCCTGCAGGTGATCTGCGGCCCCTCACTGGTGCTGGTGAATTGCTCGCCGGTGATCTGGGATTTCGGGATCCACGCGTCCACGTCTCCCCCGGGTCCGGTCGTGGCGATCAGCAGTGCCTTCACACGCGAGTGCTTCAGGGTCCCGCTAATCTTGACTGTCTCCGCCATGTCGCCTCCATTCAGATCCGGCCGTGCTTCTGCTCACGGACAAGGTAGCTATCGATCGCCGTGTTGATGATGCCCCAACAGAGCGCCGGGGTGGGGGCTCGCCCTTCGAGCTCGCCGCGATCCCGGAACTCGCGATCGGTGTCGCTGCAGCTGTTGTCGTTCGGGGCGATGGCCAGCGACCATCGGTTCCCGCCGGCCAGGAGTTCGAACCGCCAATGATGGGCGCTGACCGCCCGCAGCTTGCCGGCGCCCGTGTCGAGCCGGAAGGTCCCGGTCATGCTCGCAGGCCCCCCGGCGACGTATGAAGTCTCGACGTCGACAGGGAGCCCGCCGGCAGTGGTCTGGCGGTTTTTTATCTGCACGGCGGCCTTGGCCTTGGCCAGCGTGACCCGGAGCTCGACGTCCAGCTGGGGCCCGAGGATCGCCTGGGCCGCGACCGCGATCTCGTGGCGGGCCCGCTGAGTGACGCTGCTGAACCTGGCCGCGGTCGGCGGCTCGAGGCCGTGGCTGCTGTAGCGGATGTCGATGTGCTTCATTCTCGTCCTCCTGTTCCACGTGGAACCGTGGTGTCTCAAAAAGTGGCCATGTCCGCAGACAAAATGGTCGGCCGTCAGCGGAGCTTGCTGCCGGTCTTGCTGGCCGGCGACCACTCCCCGCTCCGGGTCTCCCCGGTCTCCGGGTCGGTGTTCAGCCCCATCGCCCGGACGCGCTCGCCCCCTGGGGGGCGGGCCAGGATCGCGGCGATCGTGTCCTGTGTGACCGCCGTCATCGTCCATGGGCCGTAGGTGCCAGTGCTGTCTGGCCGCTGGACCTCGACGATGTAGGCTTCGGCTCTGTCGGCTGGGGCCCAATGGTACAGGTAGCTCATGGGCTCCGGCAGGGGTTCGTGATTCACGAAGAGCCCCAGCTGACCGGCCAGCATCGTGAGGATCACGACCTGGTCAATGCTCGGCAGGGCCTGAATCGAATCAACCAGCGCTGCTGCTTCCATCTCGTTCACCTTCCGGTTGGTGGTCTCTGATCATGACCTTGAGTTGTTCCAGGTCTGGGATTTCCAGCTGGTCCTCCCCGGTGATCCGCTTGGCGACAGTGTAGTAGAGTCCGTTGGTCTCCGTGCCGGCCGCCGGGTATCGATCGATTATGGTGTCGGCCAGGTCGTGGTCGCGATGGCGCCATGCGCGGATGACCTCCGCGGCATCCCTCTGCCACTCCTCTGTGACGCGGTCGGCCAGGTCGATGTCCGAGAGCTTCCGGATCAGGAGGCTGGCGTCTCGCGAGAGCAGCCCCTTCATCCGGTAGCCCTGGGCTTCGACGAACTCGACATCGACCAACCCCCGCTCCCGGCACATCTTGTCGATCGTCTCGAGTTGGCTCTCGGTCGCCATGTTGGGCCGGCGGCCGGGACCTTCGTCTTGGGCTCGAGCATGCTTGAAGCCGGGCGGCGGAGGGTAGTTGCTTGGCTGTGGGAATGGGACGTTCTGATAGCGAGCCCACTTCGTGATCTGGTAGAGGCGCTCCCCCTCGGGCCCGTCGTACTCGATGACCATGGACTTCTTCTTCCCGCGGGTCGCCGTCAGCATCTCGCGCAGGCGGTTGATCTCGACATCGTTGATCGCCCTGATCTCGCCGTCCCCCAGATCGAAGTGTTGCGTGTCGTAGGGGAATGCCCGCAGTTTCCAGACGCGATTGTCGCTTTCCTCTCGCCCCTCATCGTCGGCCATCATGATCATGGCGTTGAAGAGGAGTCGAGCAGCCATCGGCAGCGACTGGTAGTCCGGATCTTCGAGGATCCGAACCCAGAACATCCGCTTCCGTTCGGCCATCAGTCGCCCCTCGCCCGCATCGCCTTGGTGGTGACCGGGGTGCGCTCGGCGTATCTGGCCAGTGCCTCCTTTTCATCGTTCAAGTTCCCGCATTCTGGACAGATCAGCCAGTCGCGGCTGCGCCCGACCGACTCGCGCTCGACCTTGTCGGGCGGGAAAATCACGCCGCATCGCCAGCATGTGCAGAGGTTATTCTTCGGCTTCATGTCTCTCCGTTCGTGTTGGGAGCGGGTCCCCGGGGTGCCTTGGCTCCCGCCGAATCGCGGGCCCCGGGGCGTGGTTCCCGCCCCCGTCCCGCGCTACCGGGTCTGTGCGATCTTGCTGTCGACTCCCTCGGCCTCGACCTCGAGGAGGCTGCCGGCGCAATCCGGCATCCCCTGGACGTGGCTGACGAACATGAAGAGCCCGCGGTTTTTCGCGATGTCCTGGATCGTCGCCTTCGCGGCGTCCAGGTGCTCCGGCTTCATCGTCCCGAAGCCCTCATCCTGCAGGCTCATCCAGATCTTCGTGCCGGTCGCCGACGCATGCAGGTCGGCGAGACCATTCTTCTTCGACATGCCCAGGGCCGTCGCCTGCTGCCCGCTGGCCATGCTGACCGGGTGTCGGCCGCGGTGGTCCCTGAACTCCATGTTCACGATGTTCCGAACCTCGCCGGTGGTGGTCTCTCGCTCGCTCGAGATCTCGACGCGCATGTTGGTCCCACTGAGGTAGCGGTTCATGTGCTGCTGCAGCGTGGGGATGGCGTACTGCTCGAGCAGGAGGAAGGGGATTCCATCGCGGTGCATCGCCTCGATGTAGGTGTCCATGGCTGCCATGGTGGCCTGCTGCTCATCGAGCTTGGCCTTGGCCATGTCCGCTTTCATCCGGTCGGCCTTCGACGATCGGACCGTATCCTCGAGGCTCTTGACCTGCGCTTCGGCTGCGGCGAGCTCCTGGGTCCAGGTCTGGCGGTCCTGGCGGTTGGTCGCCGCGCAGCCCCGGGCCCGCTCGAGCGCCGCCTCGGCCTCAGCCAGGGCGTGCTCGGCTGCAGCGAGATCGGCGGGGGGCATGGCCTTGAGGGTAGCCTGGGCCCGGCCGAGGCGCTCGGCGGCCGCGGCCTGATCCCCGGCGGCCCGCCGGATCTCCTGGATCTGCTCGCTGATCCTGGCGTTGGCCTCCCGGATCTGACTCGCATTGCGGATGGTGCTGTTAGCGGTGCTCTGGCGCTGGCGGGCGGCGGCGAGCTTGGTTTCGATCGCCTCCGCTTCGCCCTTGAGCCGCTCTTGCTCCCGCTCGAGGGCTTTCTCGCCGTCGCGCACCACCTGCTCGGCGGCGGCCTTCGTAGCGGCCTGTGCCTCGGTGATCGCTGCGATCCGGTCGACCGTCTTCTGGCGTTCAATCGTCGTGTAGTCGCGGGCGGCCTCGGCGCCCGCCAGGTTCTGCTGGAGCGCCGGGATCCGGTCGCGGGCGGCCTTGGCGTCGGCCAGGAGCTTGCATTCGCCCATATCGACTATCCCCACTGCATCTTCCCATCCTTTCCCTTCGCACGGCACTTCGTCGATCAGCGCTGCCTGGCGCTCTGCGGTGGCCAGTAGGTCGCCCAGGCGCCTGACCTCCGACTTCTGATGCCCCAGGTCCTGGGCCTGCCGCTCTGTGGTCGCCACGAGCTCCTTGAGTTCCGGATCGGTCTCGCAGTCCCGCCTGCAGGTGCTCAGGGCCTTCGCAGCGGCCGCCAGGTCTTCCTTCAGGCGCCCCTCCTGTGAGCTCTGGACCAGGTCCTTCCTGGCCCCCTCAAGCTCGGAGATCTCCGCTGTGGCGGCGTCCAGGGCCTCCTGGGCTTCGGTGGTGTACGGCACGTCTTTGCGCTGGGCCTCGAGCTCAGTGATGCGCTGAGCCTCCCGGCCGGCGTCTACGGTGGCCTGCTCGAGCTCCTTGACCCTGGCGGCCGCCGTGGTCCGGGCGCTGGCCTTCGCCCGCTCCCCATCGAGGCTGACCTTCGCATCCGAAACAGCCCCAAGGGCGGTCTCGATGGTCTCCTGGTCTTTCTCCGGATCCGGGGCGTTGGCGAGGATCTCCCGGGCCAGCTGCAGGGCTCGCTGGGCCTGCGGGATCTTCGCTTCGGCTGCGCTCGCACGCTCGAGGACCCCATGAAGGGATGCGAGCTCGGTGCGGGCGGTGTTCGCCTTGTCGGATGCCTCCCGGCGCATGTCCTTCGCCCGTTTCTGCCGCTGCTCGAAGTTGCGCTGGAGCACGCTGACCAGCAGGTCCTTGTCTTCTGCGGGGGTGAGCTTCAGCAGTCCGTCGATGTCGTTCTGGCCCGCGTAGCTGATTGCCATGAAGATCTCGAAGGTCCCGACCAGGGCGTCGATCTGCCTCTGGACCTCGGGCGCCGTTCCTTTCTGGATCGGCACCCAGGATTCGTCTTCGATCACTCCGCTGGTCTTGTCGAGGCGCCAGAGGTAGGTCTTGCAGCCGGTGCGGCTGGCCAGCTTGATCTCCCGCCGGACGCGGTAGGTGTTGGGGCCGCTGCGGAAGGTCATCTGCACCCATGCGCGGTCAGTCCTCTTGCGGACGAGGTTCTCCATCTTCTCGCCAGCCAGCTGCCGGCGGTAGAGGGCGAAGACAATAGCCCGGACGAAGTTGCTTTTCCCGCCGTAGTTGGGGCCGTCGATCGCCGTGACCGGCTCGAGCTTGGTGAAGTCCACGTCGATCTCCGGGTACTGGCACCAGTTGCTGGCCTGCAGCCGGAGCGGCTGCATCTCGTACCGTGCGTCGAGGTGCTCATCCTCCACCATCCCCTCGATCTGCTTGGTGAGTTCGAGGATCTGATCGGCGTCGTCTCCGGTGATCTCCTTGATCTCGAGGTACCGTTCCATCGCGGCGACCAGGGTCAGGTCGGTGTCGATCTCGAACTTCGCGGCCGCTGCGTCGGTCCGCTCCTCGATCACGCTCAGGGCCTCGAGCTTGTGCTCGGCACGTAGCTTCTCCTGGGCTGCAGGCGTCAGCCGGTCGAGCACGGCGCCGAGTGCCCGGGCCCGGATCCGCACGCGGGCGTGGGCGGGGATCGTCGCGAGCTCCGTACCGATCGCCTCCTCGATGTCGGCGTCGACCCCGTCCGCTCTGACCGTCCGCTCGACCAGCTGGCTGGCGACGATCAGCTTGTGGACCTGGACCTTGTGCTCGCCGGTCTCGGTGTCGATCGTGTGGAGCAGCGCCGCGGGCTCGAGGAGCTCCTCGTTCCAGGTCAGTGGCGCGATCGCCCCCGCGTAGCAGAACTTGGGCAACCCCTCCTCGAACTCGATGGTCTGCCGGCGGTGGATGTGTCCGAGCAGGACGGCCGCGGCGCCGCGGAAGGCGGTCCGAGGGACGATCACGTCCATCCCCCTGGTCATCATCTGCTCATTCCCAAGCTTGGCGCCGCCGACCGTGCCGTGGTAGAGCACGACCGGGACTGCGCCCTTGCTGCGGGCATCGACGATCGCTGCCTGGATGACCTGGCCCACCAGGGCGCCGGGATCTCCGATCTCCTCATCGGAATTCTGCTCGAGCGTCCTGATCGTCACCTTGTTTGGGCAGGGAATCATGATAATCGCGATGGCCGTGTCGTCGTCGAGCACGTAGTTGGTGACCATCGGCATGTTGGCAATCTGGATCTTGTCGGTGTAGGCGAGCTCCGGGCTCCCGGCGCCCGCCAGGATCCCGGTCAGGGTTCCGTGCATGCCCGCCGAGTATTCGTCGTCGTGGTTGCCCTTGAGCACCACCAGCCCGCGTCCGGACGCTTCGGCCAGGTGCGTGCAGTCTCGCCGGATGCGCCACGCGATGTCGTCGGACGTCGACCCTCGGTGCGTGGTTAGGTCGCCAGTATGGCCCACCAGATCCGGCTTGATCTCGCGGGCCTTTTCGATCAGGTCCTGGATCGGTGGCTCGACGTAGGCGCGGTTCTTCGGATCCAGGTGCCAGTCGCATGTGTGTAGGATCGTGAATTCCACTCGTTTGCCTCCGTGGTTAGCTGAACAAATAAATTGGCACCAGCCAGATCAGGTTCACGAGAGAGGCGCCGGTTGCGACCCCGATCCAGTATTCCTTCGTCCTGTAGGCCGGCACTCCGCTGCTCATTTCCCCTCCCGCATGACGTTCACGCGCTCGAGCGCCTCATCGCAGTTGATGTCCCGCGCCAGCTTGTGGAGCTTCGCCGGGTCCAGGGGATCGCAGATCGTCTGCAGGTACGTGCGCACCTTGTCCCCGTTTTCCTCGTCGGTCATCCGGGCTGCGTGCATCGAGAGGATCGGCAGCGCCGCCGTCGCCTCCTCGGTCGACCAGGGCCCGGACTGGAGCGTCGGGTCCGGCATGGCCTCCCCCTCGGCGGGGTGCGGCCCTTCGCGGCGGGCCGCGAATTCGGCCCGGAGGGTCTGCTTGCGATCCTCGGCCGCCGCGATGAACCAGTCCCCGGCTTCGGGGGCGAGTCTGTACTTGCCCACGATGTTGTCGACGTGATCCGGGACCGTCGCGGCCTCGAGCTTCTGCATGAGCTCGACCTTCGAGATCCCGGCGACCTCGGGGTCGATCTCGCCGGTGGCCTCGTTGACGGAGGCAGGTGCGGCGTCAGTGACAGTCGCCTCCGCTGCCTGCGGCCCGCTCTCGCCCGCCGCGAGTGCGCCGGCGGTCGGCTGTGGGGCATCGAGGAGCAGAGCAGCGAGCCCATCGATCGCCGCAGGGCCAAACACTTGGCGCTGCGCCTGCAGGCCAGCCATGACAACCATCCTCTTGATGTCCGGATCGCTCGTGTCGGGTGTGAAGCTGAATTTGATGATCGCGAATTGCTTTTTCCGGAGTTCCTCTGGCTTGAAGTTCGACTGCAATCCCACAAGTGCTCGGACTGCTCGAGCGATGGCTTTGCTCTCGGTCTTCGCTTCGGCGTCTCGTTGCTCCTTGATCCAGCGCTTCCGGAACTCGGCATCGATCTTTTCGTCTCTGTTCGCAGCGGTGCAGCCCTTCCATTTCTTTTTGATGTAGAAGTCGATCGTACTGATTGCCTGGTCCATGCAGTCCTGCCGCTCCACCGACGCCTTCCAGATCCGTGTTCGGACCGCCGGGCGCAGGCCCCCACTCGGGTTGTTCATGGCAGCCACCGCCTTGTAGACGATTCTCGCGTCCGTGTTCTCCTTGGCCGGCTCAGCCATCGTGGCGATGTCGCCTGCGGCGCAGAGCAGGTCGAGGGCGGGCTTCTGCAGGGCGACGCTTTCGGGGTGATCGTACCACTCCCCGCTTTTGTCCTGCTTGCGCTTGGTTTTGACGGGATAGACCATATTGTCGTTGTCGGGGTCGATATTGACGACCGCGACATCCAGGCTCCACATCGGGAAATCCTGATCGATGGTCCGCGTTACTTGGGGCATGAGGAGGATGTAGTCTTCTGGCTTGTACCGGTCGGCGACCGCACTGAAATCTAGTATCTGTGGCATGTCGGCTCTCTCTCTCTCCGGGCCCGGGCCCGGGGTTCAGTGGTCCCCCACCAGAGGGTCCAGTCTCCACTCCGCGCCGCCCGCAGTCTCGAGGTGCTCGCGGTCGTGGTAGTAGATGGTGTAGCGCGTCCCCGTCTTCTCCGGCGGCGCGTGCGTGTAGAAGATCAGGGCATCGCCGTTGACGATCATCCCCCAGCCCAAGTGGGCCTTTGTGATCTCGGCGGCCAGCCCGAAGACATCCTGCTTCTGATGCCGCGTACCATTGCGCGTGAGGAGCTTCGCGGCGCCCCCGCCGGGCCCCTCGCGGGTCTCGGTGATCAGGGTGAAGATGCGCAGGCGATCGTGGCCCGTCACTTGCGATTTCAGCCACTGGCCGAGGAACTTGGTCCGCTCCTCGTAGTCGGTGATGACGCGCATTGCAGCCTTGTAGGTGCTTAACCCCATCCCGCTTCGCTCGCCGAGGTACTCCGTCAGCGTCCCCTGGCTGATGCCGATCAGGTCGGCCGCGGCGACCTGGCCATCGGCCAGCTGCAGCAGCGCCCTGGCAATCTCGGCGGCCCGCTTCGGGGGGATCGTGTTCTTCGTCGCCATGGGCATCCCTCCGTCAGATGGTGATGGCCCCGGTGAGGAGCCCGAGAAGCAGCCCGACCACCAGGCCGGCCACGAAGCCGGCCCAGGTCGCCTTGGTGCTGTAGTGGTGGACGAAATGGACGCGCCGGGCGGCCATGGGGCCGTTGTCGTAGCGAGCGCCCCCTGCTGGCCCCCAGGATAACGGTGCAAAAGATCCGACATATTGAACATTCGGATCGGCGGCTTGTCGCCCATCGAAGCTCCCACGCAGGGCATCGTCGCTCATGCCATACCTCCTGTGGGCTCAAAAATTGTGATATGGGGTGTCCGCAGACAAACCGGCGGCCGCCGGTCCGGCGAGGCGGTCAGACGCAGGATCTGCTCCCGGGCCGCGGCCATCGCCCTCGAGGCGGCGTGCTTCTTGGCGTCGGCTGTGTCCCGGCAGGCGATCAGGGCCTCGCCGGCGGTCTTCGTGGTGATCGCCCAGATCCCGGCGCCCGGCTCGCCGGCGCGGTCCGGGTAGCGGAGCGTGGCCGTGGCCTTGCCCACAGCCCTCAGAACCGGCATGTGCGTTCGCTGGATCGCCCGGGCCAGGATGGTCCCGGGGTTGATGCAGGAGGTTCGAATAACCTCTGGCGTGATCTCTCGGTCCGTGATAAGGTGCCGTCTGTCCATCATCGGTCTGCCTCCGTGGTGGATGGCCGTCCTGGGGCTCCAGTTCCCGGGGCGGCCGTTGTCGTCTGGCCCCTGTCGATCGTCACCATGCCGATTGCCGGTAACGGTGTCAAGAGAAAATTTACAATTTATTTTGAGCCTCGGATGCGCGGTCGCCGGAAGCGGCCGCCTGGCCTGGGCTGAGACGCGAGTCGGGCTGCTCATCGCTTGCCTCCGCTTGGGGTTGCAGGGGCCTGGAGCCCCCCTGTTGTGCCCTCAGCTGCAGACGCTGCAGGAGGTGGCCCGGATCTCGCGGCCGTGCTTGATGGCCGCCCTCTTGGCTTCGGTGTAGGTGAGGCCCGCCGGCGCGAACCAGGGGGCGCTCTGGCCGTTCCACCGAATAAAGGTGAAGGCCCAGCTTCCCCGGCCGCTGGGGCGCCGGCCGTGCACCCACTCGTAGTGGTCGGCGCTTTCTGGGTTAAAGCGGCAGGGCAGGGTCCGGGTCGCGGGGCGGCTGGTCTCGGTCTGCTTCTGGTTCGTCATCCTGTCTGCCTCCTGTTCGGTTTCGTTGCCCTGTCTCTATGCTTACACTATGACGGACATCGGTAACGGACGCAAGTAATTTAGCGTTTATTCCCATGTATTTTCTGTCTCATATTCGGGCAACACGGGCCGAAACGGGGCGATCTGGCGGCAACGGCCGCGGGATGTGGTCGACCACGGTCGACCAGGGCCCTCCCGGCGGGCACGAAAAAGCCCCCGGGGGCGGCTCCCCGGGGGCCCGTCTCACTTCACTTCGCCCGGCAGCCGCTAGGGGCCCTCGGGCACCACGTAGAACGGCGTGAGCTCGACCTTGTTGCCGTGCCCCGCGGTGTCGCCAGCCGCGAAGTAAAACTGCGCGATGTTCGGCGAGCCCAGGTAGGTGAGTTTGCAGGGCCATGCCGGGCCGGTAAGCGTGTACGGATCCGCCGGCAGGTGCGTGAAAACTCCGGCCGAATCAGCGCTCGTGGTGTCCGGGGTGGCCGAGGTGACGTAGTCGTCGTAAACCTTCACTCCGAAGGGCGCCTCGCTCTGCGCGAAGAAGCCCGCGGGAACCAGGCCCGACGCCGGCGCTCCGTAGCCAACATAGCCGGCCAGGTCCGGGATCGTGACCGTGTCGGTCAGCGTGTCGCGCTCGGTGCTGATGGTTGCCCCCATCAGGATCCTGCCTGCGTCCGAGACGCTTGGCTGCCCGAAGGCTGCGGCGGCCAGGGCAAGCAAGAGTGCCCCGATCAGGGCGACGGTGGTCTTCCGGTTCATGATCTCGATTCCTTCCGTTCGGGCCAGTGTGTACCGACGCCGGCCGAAGCCGGCGCCGGACTGATTTGCCGGCCGATGGCCGGCTTACGCGTTGCCGACGAGCTCCTCTTCCTCCATCTCGGCCACCCTGGCCAGAAGCCCCTCCCCGATCCGGAGCAGGCACGCCTTCTTGCTGAGCCTGAACTCGTTCTCGGCGCTCTTGAGGGCGCCGACCAGAGCGATGAGCTCATCGGAGTCGTCCAGGCCGACGCCGTCCGAGGCGGCGTCGATCAGCTCCACGACCTTGTCGCCGACTTCCTTCGGGTGCTGGGGGTTGTACTGCTGTTCGTCCACGGCTCTCTCCTTCGGTCAAGTGGTGGTATCGTGGTCTGCCTCTCCGCGGTCCGGATTGAGCTCAGGCGGCGCACCGTGCGCCACCCAAGACGTCAAGAATTCGTCACTTTATGATCCCCAGCAGCTGCAGGAGGTTCTTCCCGGTACTGTGGATCGTGGTCGCGGCGGTGTACATGGTCCCGGCGTCGACCAGGATCTGCTGCGTGGTGGCCGCGGCGTCGGCTCCCAGCATCGCTGCGGCCGCTGAGACGGCCGCTACGGCCGCAGGGACCGTCCCTCGCTGCAGCCCCCGATCGTCGCCTGACGGCGCCGTGATGCGCTTCGTGCCGGATTTCACGGCCTTGCCGGCGCCCAGGGCCACGACTGTGCCTAGAATGGTGGTCAGATCCATATCGGCTCCTCTCATTATGTACCTACAGGTACGGTGTCCGCAGACAAAATGCCGCGGCCCTATTCTCGCGCCGGCCACCGCGGGTACTTCGCCCAAGCGTCCCCAGCTGGCACCTGCAGGTGCATGTGCAGGGCGGTCCCTCCGTGCACCAGGCAGGCTTTCAGGATCCGGCCGCTCCCGCTCTCGTATCTGAATGCCTCGTTCAGCCGGCGAGCGATCTCATCGGTCTCCGCGGCACTGTAGTAGTGGACCTGGGCGTCGGCGGCTCGCCAGTAGGTGTGCGGCGTGGGGTAGTACTTCCGGCCCAGCCGCTTGAGCAGCTCCCGGTGCTCTCGGTCGCTCCTGAAGATGCAGGTCAGTAGGAGCGGCCGGTCGGCGATCTCCTGGCTGAGCGCGTCGGCTGTGGCTAGGATCGGAAGCAGCATCGCCCCATGGTGCCCATCGAGGATCCGCTGGTACTCATTCTCGATCCGGGCCGTCTTGGTCTCCATCTGCGCTCCTATCCTCGAGGCGGTGATCGGCGGTCGAGCTCTTGGACAATCTGGCTGGCACACCGAGGCTGGCTGTTGAACTGCTTCAGCGTGGTCGAGATCTCGTGGCAGGTCGAGGCCACGTTCTGCATCGTGTCGGCCATCGCTTTCTTGTGCTCCCGCTCCTCCCGCCGGTAGGCGGTGCTCAGTTTCCAGTCGGCGCTGCCGTCGTCGCAGGTGGTCCCATGGCTCTCGACCAGATCTTCCACGTTCCGGCCCATGTCGTACAGCGCTTTTTTCTGGTTCTCGGTCAGACCGGCCGCGGTGGGGCGCGGCCATCTGCGGAGGGCGACCTCCCGGAGCGCGAGCACGGCGATCGCCGCGATCGACCCCATCCCGATCTGTCCGGCGGCCCCACCAAGGTCTTTCGTAGCCTCGGTGGCGACGGCGGCAGCTGCTATAAACTCCTGCATCCGTGCTCCTCCTACGGTCCTGAGTATGGTCCGGCCGGCCAGGTGGGGATCTGGATCGTCGTGCCGACGAGATCAGTCCAGTCCGGCCACACTCCATCGACCCCGATCTTGTACTTGACCGTGTAGGTCAGGCCCTGATAGCTGCCGTCCAGGCTCGTGTCCTCGAGGTAGTGGTTTGAGTGGACGGCCGGGTTGCTGGGCCCCAGCGTGATCGTCTTCGCTGGCGCCGCGCATGTGAAGCGCCAGACGATCGCACCGTAGCCGGCCGCCGGGTACTGCGGCCCGGTGAGCACGGCCGTCGTGTTGATGTGCGTGACTGACCCACTCCACGCGGTCGCCTGCCACGTCCAGCTGCTGAGCACGACCCCCATGTCGGCCGCCTGACTTTGGTCGGCCACGAAGACCGGGCTGTATCCCTGGCCGAATCTCATACTCTCGCCTCACGGGCTGTAGGTCGTTTTGTTGTAGGTGGACGGCGTTGTGCGGACGCCATCTGATTCCTCAAGCATGCATCCCCACACCCGGATCGGCTCTTGGTTGCCGCTCGCTGCTCGCTGAACGTTGATCCTGAACTTCATGTCGTTCCCAAGGTAGGCGTTCCAGTCCGAGGACACTATCCACACACGAGCCCATCCGTTGCCGAAATTGGAATGCCCGACCGTAGGAACCGGGAGTGTTGTCGCCGTGCCAGCACTATAAATGCATCCGGTTTCGTCCATCCTGAAGGAGACCTGCTGGAAGCCGCCGATAAAGCCGGGATGAAATCGCATCGCACACTCGGCGTAGCTGGCTCCACCGAGGACTTCCTCGCAGAAGAAGTGGCAGCTTATGATGGAATACCGGACGGACGCTACATCGAATGTGCCGGGAGCCATTTCCCGGAGGTAGCAGTCTGTGTCCGCGTCCGGCGTCCACTCCTCGGCAGTGAGGTTCCCGTAGGGATCGGCGAGGCCCGTGTCGGTGCGGGTCACATCGCCGCCGCCGTCGTTCCGCCACCACGCGGTGAAGTCCTCGGACGACGGGATCAGGTTTTCGACCGCCTCCCCTGGCGCCGAAAGTGCAGCCACGCTGACAGGGGTGTAGCTAAATCCGTACCGCATGGCGCCTCCCGCTCTACGGGCTCTCCTCGTAGCAGTAGACCTTCGTGAAGTCGGCGTGATCGGTGCCGGCGACAGCCTCGTCGGTCATGACCGGCAGCCAATAGCCGGGGATGATGAAGACCACGTCTTCATCGTTCTTTTCGCTGTGGAGCGTGATCGACTTGCCGGCGCTGGTCTCGCCGACGTAGACCGCGATCGCGTTGCGGTCCGGTTTCTTGGTGTTGGTGAAGTCCCGCGTGGGCGCCATCCGAGCATCGAGGTTCATGGCTCTCTCCTTTTCTACCAAGTCGCTTCGTTGAGGCGATGGGTGATCGCGGTGACCTGCAAGAGTGAAGCATAGGCCGGGGTCCCGGCTGTGAGCTTAATATAGGCCCAGGCGCTTATGTAGGCGGCGTCGAGACCGCGGTAAAACTGGCATGTGGCGGCCGCCTTTGCCGAGCTGCTGTCTGCTGCGACAACCGACAGCTGGTTCAGCCCTTCGCTCTCGCTGCTGATGTCCACGTTCGTGACCGTGCGCCAGACGTAGCTTGTGCTCGACGTGTAGCTACCGCTATTGCCGAGACTGACGCCGTTGATTTCGATTTCGAGCCGGATGTTCCCTGCCGCAGAGCTTCCCACGCGCTCGTCCGGGTACGTGAGAACCGTGTTGAAAGCGGCCTCGTACCGGACGTAGTCATTGTTCTCCTGCATCTGATCGAGCTTGGCTTCAGTCAGGTAATCGCCGTTGCTCCACTCGACGTCAAGGTATACATGCGGGTTTGGCATCGTTCACCAGACTTTCTTGGTGCCGCCGACCTGGCTGTGCTGGTACCAGGGGCTAGTCGGGTCCAGGCTGCTGACTCGGGCATAGTCCTCGAGCACGACTGGGTCTCGGTGGGCCGTGACCTCAGCCTCCTGCTCGAGCGGATCCAGGGTGACCACCGTCACGTCGGCCATCTCATTGCTGACCCCCAGGTTCGGCTCCGTGATGTTCACGCCGTCGCCTTGGAAGAGCGTACCGATGTCCAGATTTCCTCGCATGCGCCATCCAAGTCGCGCATCGCCGAAGCGGTTAAGATACTTACTGGCGCTTGCGTCGATAACTGCGGGAGCCACGCGCCATCCGATCGTGATCGTCTTCGAGGCCGTGTAGGGGATCGGGCTGCTGCTGGCGACGCGAGTGTAATAGGCATCGGCACCATCGTACAGCGCCTTGTAGTGATACTCGACCTGGTTTGCCTGATCTTCAAGGTCATCGACCTCTTCGCCGCTCAGGACGTTGCAGTCGGCTCTGCTTGCGTCTCCGATGAGATTGAGCTCGACAGATTCACTCGGCTGCAGGAGCCATACCCCGATCTGCCCGGTGTGCGTCTGAAAGATCGAACCATGGCAGACCTTCAGGGCGTCCTGGATCATCTTCCGCAGCTCGGAGTCCTTGTCCCAGACACCGGTGATCAGGTCACTGGCGGTGGCTGCGCCGGCCGTTGTCCATGCCCCGGCCTTGTCGTAGAGCGGGCTGTCGTAGAAGTTGCCCTCGACCACATCCATGACCTGAATCGCCGCCACATCTTCGATCAGGTGGGCGATCATGTTGATAGGACTCAGCTGCGCCGAGGTGCGGGGGGCGCTGCTGTAGCAGACAAACCGATCGCCGGTGGCGTATGCATTGGATGTCACGGTGTCCCAGCCGGCTGTCGGGATGATGCCGGCTAGGCCCGACCCATAGATCCCATAAAAGGTGCAGTTGGCCGTGATCGTACCGGTCTGGGTTTCGTCGCCATCTTCGAGAATGATCTTAAATGCAGTGGCGCTCGTGAACTCGACGATGATCGTTTCGTCGCTCATGTTGCCAGCGACACCAAGTGGCAGCGGGGCGTTCTCGTTCACGGCGTTAGGATCGTACTGATATCCTCGACTGTTGGCGCTGCGCTCGAGACTGTAGAGTGGGCTGTTGTATCCGGTGGTGAAAAACCCCATTTCCCTTGTCAGCTTGTACTCCATGGCGACGCCGGTGGCGCTCTTGCCCTCGATCGCGACTTCAAGGTCGGTCGACGCAGCCGCGTGGTCAATCAGCCCCTGGGCGACTGGCTCCCAGACGTCAAGATTCGGGAATCCGGCCTCGACGCAGAAGTTGCATCCCGCCAGGCGCTTGCGAATCATTGCCAGCTGTTCGTTGGTGACCGCCAGCATGGTGCTCTGGCTGCTGACCACGCCGAACTTTTTTTCCCTGGCCATCGTGATCGGGTTAAGACTGATGATCTTTTCGTCCCCTGAGATCGGCGAAGCAACAGACACCAAGCGCCCGACCTGCCCTGATACTGCCTCATCGTCCGTCTCGATGAATCGGCCTGGCTCATCGACAGTCGGGTCGTCATGAAACTCAGCCGAGGGCTCGGTCAGCCAGCAGCCTGCGCCGAGCGTGCTGCTCTGCTCTGCGGGGTAGAACCGGCACCGGATCGTGTTTCCGATCAGGTCCTCTGCGGCTGCGTCGATCACGATCCACAGCTTCCACCAGTTGCTGCCCATGTTCGTCTCGCCCTTGGCGATGATGTTCAGGTCCTGAGCATCCATCGCCCCCGGCGTGTAGCTGACCCACTGCCAGACGGCCCGGTATTCTTTGCTATCACTGGCTCGGATGCCGCGGATAGCGATGAAGGACGTGTTTCCTTGCTGGGCCACCGTACTGACGATCAGGATCCGGCCGCCACATGCCACGTCCTGGCCGATGTACTCATTGGTCCCAGCCCCGGTGTCGTTCTCCCAGGTGTATGCCTTCCCGCCCCCTGGGGCGATCAGGTAGCTGCCGGTGTCCTTGATGATGTTGCTGGAGTTGCTCCATGGGCTGACATCGCCGGGCGCATCCGTCTCGAGCAGGTGGTTTTGTCCGTCGTTCAGCCGCACATGGACGCGGGCGTTCAGGAGTTCCCCGAGGGGATCTCGCATCTCATCGATGAATGCCTGCGCGAATGCCACGACGTCTCCTGCTACGTCAGAGTCTTGCTTGCCCGCCACGACTCCTGCGTTGCGCTGAGCTCGGCGCCAGTTGTCGGGGCGCTGAACTCGGCGTCGATCGCCGTGTCGAGGATTGTGGTGGCCACACCAGCCTCGTACTCCGCGATCAGACCGGTGTAGTCGTCTTCGTGGAGCTCGACGGTGGTGCTGTTCCCGGTATCGGTGTCGAAGACCGTCACGATCAGGAAGTTGGCGTTGGCCAGTGTCGTCACTTCGCTGCCGCTCGGGAGCTTCCCTCGCCGCACGTTTTTGACCTTGTATGCCATCTCGATCTCCTTTACTCGCCGACCACGGCAGCACTGAAGGAGTTCTGGTAATCCTCCGCCGCACCGTCGCTGTCGATGCCGGTGATGGTGGCGCCAGAGGCTTCCTGCGAGTCGATCCTGGTCATCGACGATGCGCACGCGTACCAGTAGCCATCGAACCCTCCGCCGAAGCCCGTTCCGTAGTTCACGATGCACGCGGATGAAATGTAGGAGGTGCTGTTGTGGAAACAGGAGCGCTGAAATTCGAGCTCCGCAGTCGCGCTGGTCGCTGCGTGACCGAAGACACCGAACAGGCACCTGATGTACCCATCGCTGTGCCCGCCACCGTAGTTGTAGCCACCGGCCCGAGTGTCGTAAAGCCGGAGCTTGTACTGGCCTTCGAGCCGGACGCCGTAGGTCCACTTGTTGTGGGGGCCCCAGGTCTGCATGCGGAGGCTGCAGGCATGGAAGTCGATGCATGTGGGATTGGCCGGCGCCGCCACCTGGGGGTCCGCTTGGAGCAGGTAGACGTCTTGCACCGATGCGTTGTCAGTGTCGTAGGAGTTGTCGAAAGCGATGTTGCTGAACCGGACGTAGATCGTCGAGCCGCTTGCCGGCGTGACGCCGACCGTGGGCGCCGCAGATCCGTCGCCGCGGATCCTGACACGGCCCGGCTGGTAGTGGTACTGCGAAGTCCCGACCCCGCAGATCTCCACATTATTCTGGATGTCCAGGGTCTCTTCGTAGTCGCCGGGGCCGACGATGATCTTGCTGTGCCAGCTGTTGCCAGCGGCATTGATCTTGTCGAGGGCAGCCTGGATCGTGTCGAAGTGTCGCCGGTCTGTCGCGCTTCCGTTGCCCAGGTTAGCCGCGCTGAACTGCGGGGAGACCAAGTAGACATTCTCCATCGCCGCCAGGTGGTCGAGCGTGACCAGGGCCCCGTTGATCTCGTTGGTCCAGTTGGTGTCGCCGGCCGCCGGCATCGACATGGCCAGTCGGTTGGTCAGGGTGCTCATGACGGCATCTCCTCGATGTCGAATTCCAGATTAAAGCGAGTCGCCTCGCCTGGGATCGGCTCTGGGTGGAATTCTGGGTCCGTCCAGAACACGGTGTAGCTGGTCCCACCATCCTCGCCGGCCGGCAGCAGCTTGAACCGGCGGGCCTTGTGAAACACGCTGAGCTCGTTGACGTCGGCTTCCCACAGTGCGTGGAACCGGACGTGCCAGAGGCCCAGGACAACCTCTGTCCTGGCGGCGATCACCACGCCATTCCGGCGCTTCACCACTTCGCGGACGACGTGGTGCCGCTTGACGCTCAGTCCATCGCTCGGGACGTGCGGGTGCGGCAGTACGTAGGGCGGATAGTCTGGGCCTCCGAAGGGTGCTAGCCCGAATTCGGTGATCCCGTACTCGCCGCCGGAGAAGCGATCTCCGATCAGCTGGAAGCAGGGGTCCGTGCTGCTCATGCCGGTGCCACCTCGATTCCCTGTTGCTTGAGCACGCGGACCAGGTCGTCCGCGACGAGCTCAGTCAGGCGCCGGATCCCCAGCCGGTCGCTGGCGGTGATGACGGTGCCCGGCTTCGGCTCGAGGCTGACGTTCACCTGCGTCACCTTGGTGGGGCCGCCGGCGCTGGCGGAGGCCACCGGGACCGCGACTCGCCCGCGCTTGTACCGGCCCTCGCGCATGGCCTCGAGCTCGCTGGCGTACTGTCGACTGCGGCTCGTGGGCATGATGAACTCGCCGTCATTCAGCCAGGCGGGCCCCACGCGGTCGCGACCCTTCGGGCCTGACACCCAGCCCCCGTCGTAGAATGCCATCTTCCCGATCTCGCTAATCGTCTTGACCATCAAGGCGATCGACGCCAGGGCCGCCGGGATCCCAAAGGGGCCGAGGGGGCTGAAGAACGAGAAGAAGCCGGCGACCGCGTTCTTGATCCTGCTGAGCGTCGATGCATTGTTGGCCGCGATTTCGACGTTCGCAGCGGCGGCGCGGGCGGCGGCCCCACCGACCGCAGCGCTTGTCTTGGTTGTCTCAGAGGTGACCGTCGATGCGGTGCTGGTTGCGTCGTTCTTCAATTGCTCGACCAGAATGTCGCCTAGATACCTCCATGCCACGCGCTTCATGTTTCCCCAGATGTCGGCCCACTTCTCGGCGCCCGTCATGCTCGTGTCGATGATCGAGTCCCAGCCGCGGCGGACGGACATCCCGAGTCCAGCCATGGCTTTGTCGGCTGCCGTCCGCGCCTTGTCGCCCTGCTTTTCGACGGCCTCCGCCAGCGGGAACGCCTCTTCAAGCTGCGGGCCCTGGAACTCCGGCATATCGAACACGGGTGTGTTCTTCCACTCCATCGTGGCCGGGAAGGGTCCGACCTCCTCCCCCTCGTAGAACTTGGAGCCCACCGCCTCCTTGATCGCTCGGCTGAGCTCCCCCTTGCCCCAGAGGCGCCGGAACTCCGCGATCATCTTGTCCCGCTGATCGTAGACACGGTCGACGTTCTCGATCAGGGCGTTCTCTTCGTCCGCCCACTCGAGCCTGCTGAGCAGCTGGTCCCACTCAGCCTTGATCTCCTTCGACCTGTCGATAATCCTGTTCAGGTTCTCACGGGCCGTGGCCTCCCGCTTGGCGCTGTAGGCATCGCGCCCGCCGGAATCCTCGAGCTCCTTGATGAACTGGATCTCGGCCTGCAGCAGCGCATGCTCACGACGCAGCATCCCTGACTCCGCTTGGAGTGCTGACATCGCTGTCTTGATCTGTTCGAGCGTCATCTCTTCGCCGGCATCGAAGATCCCCACCACCTTGCCAGTCAGCCAGCCGATCGCCTTGCCCACCAGCGTGGTCTCGTTCTCGATCGAATGAACGAACTTGAGCCACGCCAGCTTGGCATGCTCGAAGCCCGCCCGGAGCTCCGCACCGGCGTAGATCCCGACCTCGATCACGCGCTGCAGCACCGGGATCAGGCGCTCCCGGTTTTCGTTCACGAATTGAATGGCCCAATCGAGGACGGCCCGGAGCGCTGGTCTCATCTGATCGAAGACCACCAGGGCGGTCTCTTCGAGCGCCGAGCGGAAGATGCGCCACTGGCTCTGGACCGTGTCCATCTGCGTCTCGTACATCGAGTAAGCGGCGGTGGTCCCGGTGACCGCGTCGGTCATCTGATCGAAGCCCTCTTTCCCCGCAACGAGGAAGGCCCGCATCGCACCGTAGGCTCGGGGCCCGAACATCTCGACCATCTGCTCCGGCGTCAGCCGGGCCTTGCTGATCTTGTCGAGGGTCGCGGCGAACCCGTCGCCGGTGATGCTGACCCCGCCGAGCACCTTTTTCAGATCCTCGGTCGGCTTCAGCAGCCGGACCATCGCCATGCGCAGGCCGGTACCGGCGAGGCTCCCGCGCAGCCCGGCGTTGTGGAGCAGCCCCAGGGCGGCCACGGTTTCCTCGATGCTCATGCCGACCGAGGCGGCCGCCGGCCCCGCGAACTGCATGGAGTAGGTCAGACGCTCCATCGTCAGCATGCTGTTCTGGATGCCGGCGGCCATCGCGTTCACCACGCGGTCGGTGTCGTGAGCCTCGAGGCCGAACTGCTTCAGGGCGGCCACGTTGAGCTCTGCAGCCGAGCTCATGTCGCTGAGCGTGGCGCCGGCGAGCTTCAGGACCCCCTCGGTCGACGCGATGATCTGCTCGGTCTT